TCTGTCAACGTGGCGTATCTGACCACGGCCCTCAATGGAAAGCAATCGCAGAACAATTAGGAGCCATTGCTAAATCTGCTTCTAAACGTGCGGTGAAGGTTCAATACAAATTTGTATGTGCTTATCGAGAGAGTGATCGTAGCGTTAAAATGCTTAAGGGCTATCATCGAAAGCCTGCTCATTATAAACCCAACTCAGTTATGGCTGATACGTTTATGAAGGGAAAGAAAGAAGAGAGTATGGGTAAAGTTTGGTTGTATACTTGGGAAAAATGGGTTACAATCTGTCAAATACTCGGTCAATCACCTTATAGAGAGGAGAATTAATATGGGATCTATTATTACAGGAAAGCCAGAACTGTTTAAAGGCGCTCCAAAGTGGGCAACAAAAGTGCTGGAAAGTGATCGGATGTTAAGTTCACTGCGAGTATGGAGCAATGGAGAAAAATACCAATACATCGCTGGTTATGAAGGTGGTGAAAGTACTCAGCGGGAGATCCCTGGGCGCTGGCCTTTCGGTGGTATTACTATTGCCGAGCGATACTTCGTAGAAGATAAACCTAAAAAGGTTAAAACTGCACGTAAAAAGGGAGCTAAGAAAACACCTAAAGCTGTTTCTAAGCTGGAGATTCGCTATGTTCTTGGTGAAAAGTATGTGATCAAGAACCCTATAGCTATGCATATCACCCAAGACTCAGTTCTTATTGCCTTGGAAGCTAAAGGTCAGATCGGTGTCGATGATGTTGTTGTGCAGAAGAATGTTCGCATCGAACGTTCCAGCCTTTCTGCTATTGTTGTATCCGATGCTAAAACAGGTTACTCGTCTGTGATTTATTTCGACGAAGAGACAGCAAAAGAGTTTACACACGGGCATTCTCGTGATATCTTAACTGCCGAATACATCTTTAATTAAGGAGAACATAATGACTAGTCCGTTCCTGAAAGCATCAACCGCTTCGCGCTCTCGTAGCCCAATGGCAACAGTAGAGAAGGAAGTTAAGTCAGCACTGAATAACCCTTTAGCAGAAAGTCCGGTATTTGCTCCAGCAGTGACGGCTAAGCAAACTACGCTTCCGGCTGTAATGTCTGAGGATGATATTCAGTCTACTGGTGCAGCCGCAGGTCAGCAGATTAAAACCGTAGCATCCCAGGTATTAAAACATCAACGTGCGAATAACGGTGATGAACTCTCTAATCGCCTGAATGCCTTGGTGAAAGAGACTAAACAACTTGATCCAAACAGTATGAAGAATTCTACTGGACTCAAGAAACTGTGGAAGCGTGTTCTCGGTATCAAAGAAGATATCTTTGAGCAGTTTGATACAATCGATGGTCGTATCAACGTTCTGGTGAATGAGCTTAATGAAGATCTGAAACGCGAGAAAGACGGTCAGCATCAACTGCGTAATCTGCGTGAGCAGGCAGGACACTATGCACTGGCTTTGAATCGTGATATTGAACTTCTCTCTGCAAATCTTGCTCGTGAGCAGGAGACCTTTGATGGTATTCCTGAGGAAGAAGTTGAGGCTCGTTCAGATAAACGTGCTACAATGGATCTGATTGAAACTCGAATCAATGACCTCGCAGCACTTCGTCTGTTGATGATTCAGTTTGGTCAACGTGTTAAAGGTATGGAGGAAGTTGGTCGTCAGCTTATCCGTGCAAGTAATAACGTACTGACAAACGTTATTCCAGCATATACCGCAGCATTCTCTGCATATGTTCACAGTATGCGTCAGAAAAAAGCAGCAGAAGCGCTTAACAACACGATTGATGAGTTCAACAATGCTATCGCATTGGGTGGTGAACTAGCTTCTGCAAACCGCGTAGAAGCAGCACGTCTGGCTAACCGTCAGGTGTTGAGCATCGAAACTCTGGAACGTGAGCAGGCAACACTGCTTAAAGATCTGGAAGCGATTAATGAAATTAATAACAATGCTCGTCAAGAACGTATCGAATACATTACCCGTGTAGGCGAACTTGAAGATGGTATTGTTCAGACAATCCGTACTGGTATTGTAAACAAAGGAGCTTAATATGGAATACATCAAGATCTTCTCTATCCCCGAAACAGAACTGTTTCAGATTGAATACTCAGTAGAGAAAGAGAGCGTTTATCCTGTAGGTGTTATGGTGCTAAAGGCCATCTCTACATTGCCTCTAGATAATCCTGGGATGCAGGTTAACATTGTGGAAACCTTGTTGGAATGTCGTGAGCAATTAGCTGGTACTCCGGCTGGCATTCTGCCTAAGGGCGAACTGATTCTTCACTTAGATTACGAGGTGAAAGATGCGGAATGATGTTGATCCGGTAATTACAGGGACAGCAGAAAACTATACAATCACGCATCCAGCCTACGGGCTGGTGCGGGTAACACATCCTTCTGGTGGTAATTTGAAGATGTTTGGTAGTGATCTGGTTCATAATGAACGTGTCTGCCTAACCTTCTGTTTAGCAGAAGAAGATCGTAACCTTAGTAGCAGTTGGTATCACGAACGCGGTCGCATCTTAGAAGTGGAACTAACTCACGCTCAGTGGGCTAGTTTGGTTAGCAGCAGTATGGGAAGTCCTACTCCTGTGACCTTCAAATACTTCCGTGACGGAGATCTTACGGTCTTGCCTGGTATTGGTAAGCAAGATACAGCTAAAAACAAAGCTAAGCGTGAATATGATCGCAAACTTGCTGAAACTCTGGAGCGTGGGGAGAAAGTATTGGCTCAGATTGAAGAGTTGATCCTTAAAGGAAAAGCTGGCAAAAAAGATCTTGACGAACTGCGATCTCTTATGCAACAATCACTAGGTCGATTCAGATCAGATACCACTTTTGCGGTAGGTTGCTTTGAAGAGAGTATGGAATCGCTTGTAAGCAATGCTCGTATTGAGGTAGAATCTACGCTCAGTACAATGGCAAAACGACTTGGTGCTGAGCACTTAGGTTTGAAATTAGATACGAAACTACTGGAGGTAGACTAGTGACACAGAAGAAAGACAGTACTCATCCAATTACAGCTAAAGGTTTAGCTGAAAAGGATTTGTTCAAAATTAGTGCAGAAATTGACATTGATCTTTATCGAGAATTTAAATCTCTATGCGCTGAAAAGGGTTTGAAGATGAAGGAACAGATACAAGACGCAGTACAATTGAAAGTAAATGCGCTAAAGTATGGAAAATAAATATTGTAAAACAGCTTGGAATTCAGCGATAAGTTTGCTAGAATACCTACTAGAAAATAAACTAACATTGGAGGTAGAAAATGTCTAAAGTATCCCTTAAGAAACGTAGTGAAACTCTGAAAGTTTCCCTGAAAAAAGCTGGCCTGGGTGATCGTCTGATGCTCCGCGTTGCTGCTGCACTGGATATCTCAGGTAGTATGAACAGTTACTACCGTAATGGTGTAATGAGCGAGTTTGTTGGTAAACTGCTGCCATTTGGTATTCAGTTTGACGATAACGAAGAGATCGATATGTGGGCATTTGACCACGGCTTCCGTGAACTGCCTTCTGCGACTGCTGCGGTATACGACGACTACGTTGGTAACTGTATGCGCGGTATTAGCATCTCTGGTGGTACTGCATATGCTCCGGTGATGGATGATATTTATAACAGCTACTTCGGCAAAACCCGCCGTGATAATGTTGTCCACACTCAAGAAGAACGTGCAAAAGGTGGTTTCTTTGGTAAACTGCTGGGTAAGAAAGAAACTGTGACAGTTTCCACAACTCATACTACGTATGAAGATCCTGAGAATATGATGCCAGCAATGGTACTGTTCCAGACTGACGGTGAAAACTCAGACGATGGTTATGTTCGTAGCCTGCTGTCACGTCACATTAACACTCCGGTGTTCTGGTTTATGGTTGGCGTTGGTGATAGTAGCTTCCGTAGCCTGCGAGGTCTGGCAAATGATTTCCCGAATGTTGACTTTATTCCTGTAGAAAGTCTTGATATGTCGGATGAAAAGCTGTATGATGAACTCCTTAAAGGTAAGTTCAAGTCGTGGTGCGATGCACACAACGTACAGTCTGTATCTAAATAATTTTAACTGAATAAGAGAAAGGAGAATATAATGGCTAAGGTATCACTGAAAAAAGGTAACTCTGAGAAAGTATCACTGCGTAAAGTTGCTCCGCTGCTGAAAAAGATTCTGATGCGCTTTAACTGGACTTCTGATGTTAAACTGGATCTGGACTGCTCAGCGCTGCTGTGTCGTAATGACGCTAAAGGTTATCCAGAAGTTATTGATGTTCGTCACATCGTGTTCTATGCCCCTACGAATGGCTTTGACCCGAGCCGCTCTGTATTCTACGGTGGTGACGTTCGTGATGGTACTGGCGACTTTGAAACCATCGATATTAACCTGGAAACTCTGCCAGAAGACGTCACTGAGATCCCATTTGTTCTGACCATCGACGATGACTCAGACAGCCTGACCTTCGGTAATGCAACATCAGGTCTGCTGGAACTGGTTAATATGGAGACCAACGAAACTGTACTGGACTTCAACTTCTTGGAGAAAGAACACGCTGGTCGTAGCATCATCCACGTAGCCTCTCTGAAACGTTCTGATGCAGGTGGCTGGGATATCGTAGGTGTTGGCGCAGGTAAGAGCGGTAGCATTCTAGATGCATTCACAGCCTTCGGTGCTGACCCAGAGTGGTTTGAGTAAGATTTAAGAGAGGGCTTCGGCCCTCTTTCTTTATGTAGTCGTTAGTGTTAAAGTACACTCTCGAAATAGAGGAGGCAAGTTTGCTACTTAACCCCCTGAAAGGAGAGAAAAAGATGTTAGTTGCACCTTTACTTGCGTTAACTCTTGCTGTAGTATCTCCAAGTGTTGATGCAAAAACCTCAGTCTCGCATAAGTGTACAAGGAATGATGCGAAGGTTGACTTATTAGCCTGTGCAATGTATGCTGAGAGTCGAGGTCAGGGTAAGAAAGGAATGGTTGCTGTTGGTAATGTGGTTATCAATCGCACCGATGATTCTGGATACCCTAGTAGTGTGAAAGGAGTGCTGTACCAAAGAGGACAATTCTCGTATACTGGAGCAGGTTCTTTCCGAGCCTACGACAAAAAGAGTTGGGAAGATGCTAAGGTGATAGCAAAGAAGCTGTTATACTTAGATGCAAACTTTCCCGAGGTCAGAAAGGCAGCAGATCCTACGAAAGGCGCTACACACTTTAAGAAAAGAACTGTAAGAACAGCTTGGCAACGTGATATGGTGTTGGTCTACAGATACAAAGAACATCAATTTTACAAATAGGAGATATAAAATGGAACGCGATAATACTACTGTAGTGGCAAACGTGCTGATTAATGGGATGATAGAAGAAGAAGTGTTCCAATCTCGTTGTAACCTGGAGCGTATGCTTCCTGTTTTCGGTGTAAAGCTGGAAGATGAAGACATTCTGTGGAAGATTGAATATATTGACCACGAAGAATATCTGATGTTGTCTTTAGTCGTCTGTCGTGAGTATTGGTTACTCTACACAGAGAACAAAGAGGCAATGCATACCGGCATCACAGCCGCACAACCAGCTATTTATCGGGAGGTACATTAATGGGTGACGTAATTAAGGTAGACTTCAATCGTAAAAAGAAGATTGAAAAGTTCACAGTTAAAAAATACCTGTGCGCAAACTGCCTGAAAGACACTATTCACGATAGCCGGAAACAACCTTATGATCCGTTTATCAGTTTTGAAAAGAATAGCTCTCAGGGTTTGTGTAAAGAATGTGCAATCAAAGTAGCGGGGGCTGTAGAAGATGAAGGATGGTAAGGTAGTTGACCGCTGGGATGACCTCAGCACTATCAGTACAGATAAGCTGATTAAACTTCGTGACGTTGCAACAGATAACGTTCGTGAACTAGGAGCAGCGCTCGAAGATGAAAGGATGTTACTTATCAATGTATTATCGGAGATTAAGTCCCGCTCTTAAGATTGATAGGTAAAACCGATTTCCCATCAAACACTTTTGGTGGTAGTATTAAGAAGTGGAGAGAAAACCTCTCCACATTTTTGTAGGAGGACGTTATCAGCATCTATCACATCACCCCTTATCATACAGGGGATATCGGCAAAGCAATCAACGAGACAATCAGTAGCCTTCCCGATGACTCTTGGATCTGCTTAAGAGACACAGATACAATGTTTCTTCATCCCCAACAGGGAGCTTGGATTGAGCAACTAGTCGCATCAAATCCTGAGTTTGACCTTATCGGATGTGCAACAAACCGCTTAGGCGGTACATATCAACTATTCGACCGTAGACGTAGCGAGAACCCAGATATTCTCTTTCATATGGATCTTGCGGTTCAAGCCTACGAAGAACACAAACTTCAAATTGAAGAAGTCCCTGATGACCAAGTGTTAGCTGGAATGTTCCTGCTGTTCAGAAAGTCATTATGGAAAGATTTTCCTATTGAAGAGAAATCTATTCAGTTTGATATTATTTTGTCTGAGAAGTTAAAGAAGGCAGGAAAGCGTCTAGGCATTGCCCGAGGTATTTATATTTTCCACCTATATCGATTAGGTGCAGAAGATCCTCAACGTGCGATTAGCCATCTGATGCATTGCCAAGACTTCTCCAAAGTGTACACACCAGGAGAATCAAATGTCTAAGATTGGTATTGGAGTAATTACAGTGGGCAAACGTCCACTCCCAGATTATCGTTTACGCGAGGGTGATCTGTTCGAAGTATTCAATGATACAGAGCGGAAGGGTGCTGCTTATGGCAGAAACTTCCTGATGAATAAGTTTTACGAGGAAGGCTGCGATTACTGGTTTATCTTCGATGACGATGTTCATCCTGCGATGGATGGTTGGCAGGATTACTTTGTCTCTCAGGCAGAGCAAGGCTGGGACTTCTTCGGAATGCCAGAGTATTTTAAAGATCCTATTGTCGGCGGTAATGGTGGAGAAATTCTAGCCTTTGAACGTTGTCTCGTCCAGTTTGCACTGTACTCACGTAAACTCGTAGAGACGGCTGGCTTCTATCGTCGCTTCACAAATGCTTACGGCTTCGAAGATACTGAATATGTATACCGTATCCAAGAGTTGCAGAAAGCAGGGTTGCTTAACCAAGGTATCTACGGATTCCCTTGTCCAGTTCGTGTTATGGCTTACATTCATCCAGACGATGTTTTTGGTAATAATCCTACGCCTTATATCAATATGACAAAAGAGGCTAAGGAGTTTGGTGTTGGTCAGAATGTAGATGAATATCATAAGTCGCTGGAGGACGTTAGAAATGGAAAAGTTTACTGGTCATACGCAGAAGCCCAAGGAATTTGATCTGTTCTTAGATCTGAAACCGAACAGTAGCTGTGATTATCATCGTGTCACAATGCCTCTATATGATAGCGGGGCTGTGTTCAGTCCTAGAGCGGATATCCTGGTGTTCAATAGGATCTTCTCAGGTGGTTTGGATCTCTTGGAGCGTATGAAGGCTCAAGGAGTTAAAATTGTTGTGGATTGGGATGACTTCTTTGAGTTAGACCCTTCGCATTATCTGTACAACGCATTCTCAGCAACAGACTTTGCAGGACAGGCGATTGCATACCTAAAACTTGCAGACGTTGTGACGGTCACTACAGAGGTTTTAGCATCGAAGTTGAGACCCTATCACAAGAACATTGTTGTGATTAGAAATAGCTTGCCTTTCGATAAGAGTCAGTTTACTCTAAGCCTCAACAAAACCTCCAGTACTCCGGTGGTTTGGGCAGGTGGAGCTTCTCACGCAGGAGATCTACAGGCTGTAGCTTGGGCATTAGATGATAATAATCTCCTGACGTTAGCTGGCTATGAGGACATTAATAGAGTTGCAATAGGATCTCACAAGGAAGCCTCAGCGAAAGAGTGGCTAAAGATCAAGGCTTCTTTCGAAGGAGTAAACTTAGTGAATGCTGTAGCGGATATCAAAAACTATATGCAGGTTTATGATGGACACCGCTTAGCTATTGCCCCTTTAATGGATAATAAGTTTAATAGCTGTAAATCTAACTTAAAGATCTTAGAAGCAGGTGCAAAAGGATTACCAATTATTTGTTCCCGAGTATTACCATATTTCAATCCCATTGATGAACCTTTCGTTGATTACGCAAGCAAAACTTGGGAGTGGGAACAGGAGTTGAATCGTTACCTTAATAATCCTTCCTACTGCGAAGATCGTGGTGCTGCATTGGCAGAGCACGTTAGATTACATTACTCACTGGATGATGCTAATGAACTTAGACGCCAGGTATATGAGAGTTTAAAATAAGGGCTTCGGCCCTTTAAGAGGAGAAAAATGCCTAAGATTTTAGTTGATGATCGCGGCGCTGCTGAACTCAGTGTATGCGACTACCATCGTATCTATTTGCCCTACCTTACAGGTGATAACTTCACCACTAAATCGGATATCTATGTCTTTAATGGTCTACCAACACACGGTAGAGAAGGCATTACTAAACTGAGAGAAGCAGGTTTCAAGATTGTAATGGATCTTGATGACAGCCTTGACCTCCCTATTGACCACGTACTGTGGCCTGTCTTTAACTCCGGCATCCGTGCAGAGCTGATCTGGTGTTTGCAGAATAGTGATGTTGTGCTAACAACCACTAGTCGTCTGGCAGAAGAATTGTCTCAGTACAATAAGAACGTATTTATTGTTCCAAATGGCTTGCCTTTTGATGAGAAAGGGTTTACACTATCCGAGGATAAAAAATCCAAGTCCTACTTTGTTTGGGCGGGTAGTGAGACGCACAAGAATGATCTGAGGGAACTCCCTGATCTGGGCGACAGACTTACCGTTTGTGGCTACAAGACAGACGCCTCAGAGCCTGTGGCGAAGCAGGAGTGGATGGATATATCTAAGAACATTCTGCCTTACGCTAAATATGAGCATCATCGTTCTCTTGACAGCTATATGCAAGCCTATGACGGTCACGCTGTATCCTTGGCTCCTTTAGAAGATTCAAACTTCAACAGGTCTAAGAGCAACCTGAAAATACTTGAGGCTGGTGCCAAGGGTTTGCCTATTATCTGCTCCAAGGTGGATTGCTATGATGACGAAACGTTGTCTGATTACCTGCTATATGCAAAAGATATAATGCAGTGGGAAGATATGACTTCTCTGTTATATACTTCACCTGATTTTGCAGAGGAAGTTGGAAAGGGCTTAGCGGAACACGTTCGCAAGCATTACACGATTAAACAGATGAATGATATTCGTCGAGATATTTTTAAGGGGATTTAATGTACGTAACTTATGATTTTGATTATAAAACTGACCTGGGCGAAAAGATTCAGGTAGAAGTGGCTTGTGAATATAATGCACCAGACCCTTATTGTGTAGATAGCGATTGGGATTATCAAGGTGGTTTCTTTGTCGATATTATTTCTCTCACTCAAGACGGTAAGCCTTGGGCTGGATATGTCAGTAAAGAAGAGTTGATGCGAGAGCTTCAAGCAAAATTACGTGAAGATGCTATTGAAAACGTTATGTACGATAATGAGGGATTCTAATAAGTAAGGAGTAGTAATGGGCTTCATCATTAAGAAGTATGGCGTAGAAGTTGATTTATCACGAGAAGGGCATCAGGCTTGCCCCCGTTGCGTAAGCAAGGGAAGGGATCGTTCAGGAAATAACCTTATGGTATATGGCTTGGATTCAGATGAAGAACATAAAGGTGGATTCTGTTTCTCTTGTGAATACACCATCCCGAGTCAAAAATGGTTAAGAGAAAATGGTCAAGAACTAGAAGAAGAGGAAGAAATAGTGGGAAGAGAATTCAATGCTGAGATTCACAAAAAGTTAAAGGAGATTACTGGTACACACCCTAAAAACTACCGTGGTATTCGAGAGGATATTTCAAAGCCTCTTGGTGTTCGGTACGAATATGCAAGTGATGGTAGTATCTTCCGCACCTATTATCCTGTGACAAAGGGATATGAGATTGCAGGTTATAAGGTGAGAGAACACCCTAAAGAATTTGCACACCCTGGCCCTCTGGGTGAAACAGGTAAAGAATGTGACCTGTTTGGTCAGTTCAAATACCGTAATGCTTCCGGTACAATCCTGATTGTAGGTGGTGAGCACGATCAACTGGCGGCTGTACAGCTACTGAAAGACAACGATCCTGCTGGTAAATACCCAGAGATTGCTGTAGTATCAGGAACTTGTGGTGAGACTTCTCTTCATCGTCAACTACAGAGTCAGTATAACTTCTTGAATCAGTTCAAGAAAATCATTCTCTGTCTGGATAATGATAAAGCTGGTCAAGAAGCGATGGAGAAGTGTGTTAAAGTACTGCCTCGTAACCGTGTCTACGTGATGACTTTGGACTGCAAAGATCCAAATCAGGCGCTGGAAGACGGAAAGAAAGATCACTTTATGACTCAGTTCTTCAAGTCTAAGCTGTATACTCCAGCAGGTGTTTATGCCTCGAATATGCTGTTTGAAGCTGCGCTTGAGTGTATGGATGCACAGATTATCACGCTGCCAGCGTTTATGCGTGTTGCTGCAAATATGCTTGGTGGTGGTTTGGTGCGAGAAGAGATTACTGTTATCCTGGCTAAAACCAGTATCGGTAAAACTCTATTGGTGAACGAAGTAACGAAGCATATCATTGTAGAGCATCCTGAGGATGTTTTAGGTATCCTGTCACTGGAAGCCACATACAAGAAATACTCTCGTAACTTGCTTTCTTCTTATCTGCATATTCCTCTGCACAGGAAGACACCAGAAGAACGGGAAGCTATCTTGCTGGATAACGAACAACGCATTCGTGCATTCTATGAACGTCCAGACGGTACTCCAAAGTTCTTTGTCTGTGATGACCGTGGAGCAAGCGTTGAGAGTGTTAAAGAGAAAGTGCTGGAGATGGTTGTACACTACGGTGTAACAATTCTGGTCATTGACCCATACTCAGACTTACTCTCAGGTATGGATGTTCGTGAGCAGGAGGAATTGGCTACTTGGTTGAAGCGTATTATGAAAGAGTACGGCATCACCATTATCGTGATTTCTCACGTTAAGAAGTCAGCTAACGGTAACAATGAGCACATCACCGAAGATGACACAATGGGCAGTAGCTTCCTTGCTAAAGGTGCAGGCATCACAATTGCACTTGAACGTGATAAAGCAGCGGAAGATCCGATTGAACGTAACACAACAAACTGTTTCATCCTGAAAAACCGTGAGTTTTCTGAGACAGGTGCTGCGGGTAACTTCTACTACGATATCAAAACAGCTACGCTGCACGATAAAGAGCAGTACTTTAGCAATCCCGCCAACATTGGCGGCGATATGAAGTTTTAATCTAATGGGGCGAAAGCCCCTTAAAGGAGTTTTAAAATGGCAGTGATGTTACGTGGTCTTTCGGTATATGATCCTTCTTCGGTTAGTGCTTATCTAGAAACAGAAGAGGGTGATGTTGCCCTTTATGGATTTGTTGCTGGAGAGAAGATTTACTACGAGCAAGGAGAAGTATTTATTTCTCTTCAAATGACAAGTGAATGCGTCCCTACCCTTCTAAAGCTGGAAGGTAGTGATGTTCGTATTCGTCTTGCTTCTAAGGGATCAGATAAAGAGGTTCTTTCTTGGTTCGATGGGCACTCGGGTACGCTGGAAACTTACCGTGTTGGACTAGTAGGATCAGAAGTTCCTACAGCACTATTTAAAATTTCGGAGTATTGACAGAGCAGAGGGGTTTAGTGTATACTCTGCCCCCTAATAAATAACAAAAGGAGAGGAAATGATTGGTGATATTCCCCTGAATACCTATACTTGGGATATTGAGGCAACAGACTTACTGCGAGAATCGTCTATCGACTACAAGCAGAGTCCTTATCGACTGCGGGACAGCTTCGGTATGCACTGTATTGTGCTGGAGAACCACGAAAGCGGAGAGATTGTCGGCTTCCACGATGGTGATAAGTATGTCTTTGATGGTCGTCCTTATACTGAATCTGACGATAAGTACACATACGAGTTGAAAGAATACGTTCCAGTGGACTATACTCACTTTCCTCTTAGTATGTTTATTGATTTTGTCAATCATACAGGTTACTTTGCAGATAAACCTGAGTATAAAGTTGAACGTGCCATTGGTCATAACACCATTAACTATGACTTCTTAGCCGTTAAGCTGTTCTACAAGCTGAACTACAGTGTTAAATACAACACTTGGGGCGATAGTAACGTAGAAATTATCGACTCAATGATTCTGAGTAAGGTGTTAAACCCAGATCGCTTCGGTGGTCACAGCCTGGACGCACTATCACAGAAAGCAGGTGGTGATGTAAAACGTGATTTCCGTAAAGAGATTCCTGTAGAAGATCGATTTAAGACTTTTGCTGCGGATATGATGTATTACTGTATCTACGACAACAAGGCTAACACCGCTGTATATCGTATGTTGCAAGAAGAGTGGGGCGATTATGACAAGTGGTTAGACCCGTTCATCCTTGAGCAGCGTGTAGCTGACATTATCACTCGACAGGAACACCGTGGCTTTGCCTTCGATATGAAGAAAGCAGAAGCTAACATTAATGATCTTGATGAAAAGATGGAGGAGCGCCGTCAACGTGCAGAGCCTATTCTTCCACCTAAGCCTGCCACTAAGGGTTATCTGAAAGATTTTATTCCACCTAAGTTGCAGTTCAAGAAGAACGGAGAACCTACGTCCAACATTATCAAGTTTGCTGCAAAACACGGCGGTGAATTAGTAGGTGATGGTAATGGTGGTTACATCTTGAAAGCGCTAGGTAAAGAGTTTACATTACCGCTCGAAGCCGAAGTTCCGATTTGTGATCCTAACGTTCCGGCTACGCTGAACGATACAACGCACATTAAAAACTGGCTCGTTGGTTTGGGATGGAATCCAAGTGAGTACAAGGATAAAGACATTACTTTGAAGTCCGGCACCAAGAACCGAAAGGAAGATGCTGCGATGGAAAAAGGTATTCAGGACTATCTGAAACAAACCTTTGAATCTAACTTCCTGAATGATCGTTGTGAACATCTGGAATGTACACCAGACCGCCTAGAAGCCACTCTAAGAGCACGTATCGCAAAAGGGCGTGGTGTTAAGGTAAGAACTAATCCTAGCTTTACAAAGGGCCAGGAGAAAGAGATTTGCCCTAACCTATCACTGATTGCAGAGCAGTTCCCGTTTGCAATCGACATTGTGGAATACCTGACATTCAAGCATCGTCGTAACTCTATCTTGGGCGGTGGTGTTGATTGGGATGATCCAGAGGAAGAGCCAGATAAAGGTTATGTTGCTGCGGTAAGGGCTGATGGTCGAATCCCTACACCTGCGGCTACGTGTGATGCGGCAACAAGCCGTATGAAGCACAGGTCAGTGGCAAACATTCCTCGCGTTACTTCGCTGTATGGTGAACAGATGCGTAGTTTGTTTGGAGCAGATACACCTAACTACTTCCAAATCGGTTACGACTTTGATAGCCTTGAAGCACGTATCGAAGCGCACTACACTTGGAAATATGATGTTGAAGGTCAGCCATACTGCAACTCATTGCTGTTGGATAAGCCCAACGATGTTCACACTAAGACTGCTGAAAAGATCTCTGAGATCCTCGGTAAGAAGTTTGAACGTGGCAGTGCTAAGGCAGTGAAATACGGTTGTACTTATGGTAGTCAGGCGGCTCGTGTTGCCAAGACTATCGGTAGTGACCTTTACACTGGTGAACTGGTGTTTGGAGGTTTCTGGGAAGCAGCGAAGCCTTTAGCAGATCTGAAAGAGAAGTTGTCTGCATACTGGACAGCAACAGGTAAAACTTACGTTCCTGGTATTGATGGTCGTAAAGTCCCTACTCGTTCCGCTCACGCTATCCTGAACTCTCTGTTCCAATCAGGCGGTGTTATTTGTGCTAAACGTGCAATGGTGTTGTATGATGACTACATTGAAGAAGAAGGTTTGCTGTGTGACTTCTTTGTTGACGATTGGAAGAATATGCCTTTTGCTCAACAAATGATCGCCTATCACGATGAGGCACAGGTGGAAGTCTCTAAAGAACTGGTTGAGTTTAAATGGTGGAGACCAGAAGAACTAGGTTGGGTGAAGGTAGAAGACGAGAAAGAGCAGGCAGCAATTGATAAAGCTTGTGAGAAGAGGGCTAAACAACTTCTTGCAGAGTTGGAAGAGAAGGAAGGTCGTAAATGGGCTAACCTGCATCCTTCGCCTCGCGGTGGTTTCTATAGTGCTTATTCCCGTGCTGGAGAATTGGCTGTTACTGCCGTAACGGAGGCTGGGCGATACTACGGTCTAAATGTAGAGTTAACTGCGGGTTATGACGTAGGAAGATCCTGGGCTGAGTGTCACTAATGGATAGACAGACAATGTTAACAATCTTTGATGTTGCAATGCTCACTATTCTTGTGATAGGATGCGTGTTCTACATTAAAGATGATGAATAAGGGCTTCGGCCCTTTAAACGGAGGTTTTTATGATTGGCAATGAAGATTTAGTGTTGTGGCCTGATGACGTGATGTGTTTTGGTGAAGATCTGGAGGAAATGCTCCAAGGTCGATCTGATGATTTCCGTGTAGTGCTAGCATTCACTGACGAATGGTACACACTCACAGACTCTGAACAATCGGAGTATGACCAAGACGATTATGAAGACGATTGGGATGACACATATTCTTGTGGTTGCTGCAAGTGTTGCGGTTGTTATTGTGATGAACCGACTGATCGCTTCGGTAATCCTAAAGAGGGCTGGGAAGAAAATGAAGAGGATTGATTACGATTTTAAAGGTAAAACTCTCCACTTCGATGATAACCAAGATGCAGTTATCCCGCGAAAGAATGAACTGGTATTTTTACCAGAAGGACAGTTCTTTGTAGCCAGTATTTCTCATTATCCTGGTACTAAGTATTTTAACATTGCAGATCCTGTGCATATCATCAGCATAGAACTAATGGAGGTGTAGTATGTCAACAGTGAAAGTTCAATATATGGAAGGTGATTCTGTTATCGACTACCAGCGATCATCTAAATTCTACACCCCGCCTGTGCCTCGTAAGGGTGAAGGTATGGTACTAGAAGGTGTTGAGTACGTGGTTTATGATGTTGTTCATAGTCCAAATAACTTGGAGAAGATTATGGGCCAAATATGTGAGCTATATATTATCATTGTGAAAATTCAGAGGATCGGGTAATATGATTTTACTTACAAGAGTCTCAGGTGAAACTATACTGATCAATACACATACAATCCTATTTGCCCAACAAGTACAGCAATCGGATAGTACACACATTCGTGTTGTTATTGGGGATGAGTACTACGACTTTTACGTTCTACAAAATCCCTACACTATATCTTTACTGGCTAAGGAGGACAAATGATCGTTAAGTTAGATCTTATTGCACATCTTGAAATTGACTTAGACAATCCCGAGTTGAAAGAAGGTTATGATATGCGCATCGCAGCAGGAGAAACACACGAAGAGATCGTGGCAGGCTTGACTGAGATGTTAACTGGTTGTTTCGTAGAACTTATCCAAGATGAGTTTAACGAAGATGGAATCTTTACTACTGTGGAGGTAAAATAATGAATCGTCATAATGAAAAGCGTTTAGGTGAAGAAGTACTGGAACGCATTAAGAAGATTGATCCTAATGCTATTATTGCAGGCGGTGCGCCTCGTGATTGGTGGATGGGTAAGGAGTGTTCTGATATCGATATCTATCTGAAAGCCCCTGAGCTATCCTCTGACCCTCTGCGACAAGCAGCAATATCTTTGCTCGGGTTCAACCGTGTACGCTCTATGAGTGCCGTAGACGAGGACTATGAAGGTATCTCAGATCTGTTGGCAGTATTTGAATTCGATTACGAAGGTAAGACGTTCAACATTATGTTTATGGATGAGTACTGTGCCTTCCCGTACACTGGTCATTTTAGCTGTAGCATCTGCGAGATTTATTATGATGGTCAGTATCACCCTTCTCCGAAGTTTATGAAAACTCTTCTGGATAAGGTGATCATCTTGTCTGATGATGTAGACGAGAACACAAAGCACGTTCAGAAAATTGCAGGTAAGTTCCCTGGCTACACCTTTGCTAAGTTTGTTAAAGTGCGTCCTTCTTTTGTGGAAGTGAAGGTATCTGCTGACTTAGGCTTTGACTCTTTCGAGCGAGATGGTAAAGAAAGTCCAGATGTTTTCAACTTTTAGTTGACACGATAACAGTATTTTGATATAGTAAGGATTCGAAATGACAACAGCTTTAAAAAGACCTCTCGTTAAGGTAAGAACAAACTTCTTTGAAGAAGCATCCGAAATCTATCTCAGTGAAGATACTATGATGAACAACAGGTTCTACTTGAAGGTCAAGCGTTTTCATAACGAAAAGACAGTGGTTGAGATTAACACTTTTGTTGGTAAGAAAGAGACTACATCCTTCACTGTCGATCTGCGGGAGTTCAGACGTTTTCAAGACCACATATTAGAGGTTATTGATAACAAGAACACTGGTAGAAGAATCGTATTAGGGAGTGAATACTTTAACTTTGTTCACTTACCTACAGGTGAATTAGGGATGGATTTCTCAGGAAATAAATTCCTTGTTCCCAAGGATGCAGCGTTACGTTTGAGAACGTTTGCAGCAGAAACATTACATTAAATAAGAACTCATATAGGAGATATACATATGTCAGCAGTAATCAAATCAGAAATCGACCGTCGCACTAAGAAAGAAGTATTTTTCGCAGAAGGCGTGGTTGAGTTTGTCAAACTGGACAAATTCCCTGAAATGAAAACTTCCTACATTAAAGTAGCGGGTCAGCCAGACAAGAAAATTGAGTCAACACACAAAGCTTCTATTCTCCTGAAAGAGAAAGGTGCTTCTCGTGAAGATGCGGGTCAGTGGATTGGATTAGGTGAAGTAAAACTGCACCCAGAACACGAGAATCTACAGGTTAAAGCAGCCGTAGGTGATGCACCTGAGCGTTGGGTAACTATTGAACGTGGTGTTGAAGTAGCTCTGGATCTGAAAGTAAGTGAGTGGCAGGGTAAGACCTATTACAACTCATCTAAAGGCAAGATCAGCGTACTATCTGTTGATGGTGTTCAGCAGGCTCCAGCCTCTAACAAGCCAGCAGGAAACGGTCAGGCTGCGGGTAAAGGCACTTGGAAGAAAGACAACTCAGGTATGGAAGCAGGTCACGCTGTAAACGGCGCTTTATACCTGCAACGCAATGGCGTCTCTGGTAGTGCTGTTGACCTGGCTAAGCTGGTTCACGAAGCAACTGTCCAGATGAAAACCGAGGTTGCTCTGCAACGTGGTGTCGATATTTCTGACTACGATACTGGCGCTTCTGTTGGTCACGCTGTTCTGAATGCTTGCCGTGATGCAAAAGGTGAAGTTACTGTTGCTAGTCTGATTGAGGCTGCTAAGCCTATCCTAGCAGTGAGTGATGAAGTTCTGGCTGTTATCAAAGGTGCAAACTCAGAAGCAAAAGCTCCGGCTAAGATCGAAGCTAAACCAAAAGCTGATAAACCAGCTTCTACTCCGAAAGATCCTGAGCCGACTCCAGACGCTCCAGTAGATTTCGATGATGATATCCCCTTCTAAGTCGCTGATTTATAAAGGGAAATAAGGGAGCCGAAAGGCTCCTTTTCTTTTGTCTAAAATAAATGTTGACGCATACTAAAGACTGCTGTAATATTCATTTCAACAAGAAGCAATACTGCTTAAATCAAAAGAGGAGAAGAAAGATGGCTAAGATTAATCGCGTGAAGGAAACTATGGTGGCATTGCAGGCTCTGGGCCTGAATGTAGAGACAGGTGTTTCTGACTATATCACGATGAAAGATATCGAAGAAATGTCTGGCTTGCGCCAGGTGAGTAACGGTAGTCGTATTATCCGTGAAGATATGCATCCGTTCTCCTGCTTCAAGATCGAACGTGTCTTGGGTGAGGATGGTCGGTCTCTCCAGAGTATCAAATTCAACGGTTTCCGTGATGTTGAATATCAGCGTGACGTTCTGGCAGAAGGCATCAGCAAAGCAAACGGCGAGATCGCTGCTCAGCAGATTAAGATCAGCAAAAATATCAAGGAACTTGAATCCTTGTCCGAAATCAAAACAAACGAACCTCTATTCAATAAAGAGAGTTTAGGTTTGTATATCGTATAAACAAATAAAGGAGCCTTTCGGCTCCTTTTTTATTATGCAGTTTTCCAGTTTGCGTTTCCGCTTGTGGCAAACCATCTGGTTCCATCGCTATACATCAACTGTGCAGCAGGAGAAAGAATCGTGTTCGTACAAAGCACAATTCCGTACACGTTAGCCGATGGAGAAGGCATAGTGTCTACTGTGTATCGTGGGATACGCATAGAAGATGTTAGTGGGTTCAGTGGAATGTTATACTGTGAACCGTTAATGTAGATTGGTAATGAGGTAGCAGCAGCTTCTGCGGTAGTGGCACCGTGGTACTGTAGCATACCAGCATCAATATCCATACCGAATCCGTTACCGTTATAATCCCCTTTGTTGATTGACCATCTGCAAGGTGCAGTAGTAATGTTCGTCTTTGCATTCAACTCTGCTTCTGAGATCTCTGCCCCTGACCATACAGTGTATGCTGGGTTCCCCGTTGCGATACGTACAGTACCGTTCAGAGTCATAAAGACCGAAGCGTGGAGAGCGTATGGCGCAAGCTGTACATAAAGCTGGATGCTCTGCCAAGTATGAACATATTTAACTGCGGTTACAGGACAACCATCTGTACCGTGCCAGTGTAACTGACCCGCAGTAGTTCCTGAACTATTAGGGTACTTAAGCTCGAAGTAGATATTGGCTTCACCACCACCGAAGGCTGTGTGTGCTGGCATCTTAGGCCCGTCACTCACTGAATCCCAACCACGCATACCTGTTACTTTGATATGTGCTGTTCTACCTAGTCCTTGCAGAGTAATCTTCCCTAAGTCAAACCAAGTTGCTGCGCTATTTCCGTTATCCAGGTACTGCTCGGTATACGTAAATCTTGCGGCTAATGGCCCGTCGAAGTAACTACCTAATAGGTTGATACGTACCTTACCTTGGTCATAACTGTTACCTACCCAAGAAGGAATGTTACCACTACCACCATTGACAAGATCCATATCTTTAGTGTAACCAGATAATGTATCATCCATAGTAGCACCCTGAGCGAAACGACAGTTGATCTGGATGATTTTAGAGTACTTAGTCTTACCTGGGTAAGTTGAGTTCTCCATAATTACCGTATCAAACAGCCAACCACCCTGAGAAATATCAAAGGTGTATTCGTTATTACTGAACCAAGTATTACGCATAATACACTGACCAGCACGAATCGCTGTAATAGCTTCGATTTTCTTCCCACTTGAGAAGTTTGAGTTAGAGATTTCAATCGCTGTTGAGTGATCCCAAGCACCAGTTTTGGTGTTAGTCCATCCCGCACGAAGGAAGCCGCCCGTAATGCTGTAGCAATAAATTTGCTCGAAGGCTGTATCAATGGTATCAAGAAGTTCAAATACCATTCCACCTGTACTGTTACAACGGATGTTCTTAACACGGTAATACTGACCTGCCGGACACACGTTCTTGAAGAATGGAGTTGTAGTTCCAGCCCCTTGAAGGTGCAAACCAGTAACCTCTGTACGACGAGCATTCACCTGGAACACAGGTGTAGTTGAAGTCTTGTCCAAGAAGTAAACCTGAACTTTAGGGTTAACCCCGTAATCAACTGCTGGCCCTTTAATAGAGAAGATTGGCTGCTCTGTAGATCCACTTTCGTTGAATGTACTTTTTAGAGCAATCTTACCTGCTGGCAGACGAATACCAATGGCGTTAGCTGAGCCTAAGTTCCTTGTACCTGTGTACATTCTCTTACAGGCGGGCATATCATCTGTTGTACCATCCATAAGCGCACCGTAATGCGTTACAAGCAGTTGTTCTGGTTCAAGGTCACGTTTCCAACGCTTACCACCTGCGGTCACTACAATGTATCCAGCGTCATCTACGGATGTAGTGTCGTTAGCATTATAGATGAAATATCCTTGACCACGGCCTGTGTTAGAGGCATACTCTCTCAGCCAAACACGTTGACCTTGGACAGTAGGCTCAATAGTACGTAAATCAGAAATGTTCGCTGCGCTACCAATGTATTTCTCACCATCTTTAGCAGAGAATAGATCGTATGAGTTTGCTTCCCCTAGTTTCAACCAGATACCTGTAGGGTTTGATGCTGACCATACACCGCTCTGGTCTGCTTCTGGTGAGTCTGCTGTAGTAACATAAGGGATAGCTGTACCGATATAGGCGTAAGAGCTATCGATTCCTCTGTCATTGGTTTTGTAATAGATACGACCGTAGGCAGAAATCTCTTTATCTTTCGTGAAAGGAAGAGGCTTGATATTTGCAGTAGCAGTGTATATTACAAAATTAGGATCTCCAATAGGGCTAGATCCTAAAGTGATCGGGTTTGTTGCAGTTGCTGACGGGGCGTAGTATAGTCCAGATACACGATCATTTAATGACGTGAAGTAATACAACTGGTTGAATACTACAGCAGTGTTTCCTTCCGACCAAGCAATAGGTGAACGGAAGTAGAAGTTGTTTACCAGCGCATATCTCAGCGATGGAATGTCACCGTCTTCACTTTCTACGGTAGACGTTGCATCTCCGTTGATAACGTTATGCAATTGGTTTGCCGAGAAGATGGCAAGCTCAACGGCTTGCTCAAATGTAGTTGACGGATATGTTGGAAAGTTAGTAGCCATTAATTATCCTTAGTACGTTGGCGCTTATAAACTTCTTCAAGCATAAGTTTGATTGGTGCATTCTTAAGATCCATAATCTTTTCGATTTTCTGCTCCAATGTCGTGTTGTTGTTCATCAGGGTTGAGTTAATCTGGTTCAACATTTGTGTCAGCTCAGCTTTAGTAGCATAAGTAGATTCGACAAATACAACTTTCTTCTCTAACTCTCTGTATGATTGTTGGGACTCTTCAATATCTTCTTCAAGTTTGTCAATCTTTTGCTTAAAGAAAGCCCCGATAATCCCTACGAGAGGAATTATTGCGTCTTTTGCAATGCCCCAAATGTCGCTCCAGTTCATTACAATCTCCTTATGAAATATCTACAATCTGTCTCTTAAGAGATGTAATCTCTTGGTCAACTGAGGAATCCCCTAACTCCTTCTTGATCTCCGCAACTTTAAGTTGACTGAGTAGTTTATCCAGAGAAGGCTTAGGGACGAAAGGTGAAAACGTTTTTGTTTCTGGGTCATACTTTGATAAATAATCAATGTTATTTAAATCATCCACTTGTAACAGATGACCTTCTGGAATTGGAAAAATAACATTAGGGTCTTTATCGTAACTGCGCACAATATTGTTCTTGCACAGCATTACTGTATATTTAGTAGTGTCCAGTGTCTTAGCTAAGTCATAATAATCAACACCATCTTCATCACGAAGAAATGCAATGTTATGATCAGTAGATAAACCCCTTAAAAAGGGGTCTTCTGGAATGTACTTTTGGAAATTCTTATGCATAATTATCCGTAGTTTGCTGTGTACCAGTTGCCGTTAATTTGGTACTGTAACTGACGTCCAAGATAGTAACCGTTTGAGGCACCGAAGTCTCCCCCTGTAGTTACGACATAACCGTTAGCATACTCATAAGCATCTCCCCCAACTTCCCAACCTGCCCTATTAACAAGACGGATGTTAGTAACATAGGTTCTTGCTACATCGCTTCTAAGCTGGTTTATAGCAGCACTCAAGTTATTAACATTTGTGTTAATGGAGTTTGTCAGGTTTGAGTTTACAGTATTGATGCTATTCTGCAAGTTAGATACGTTAGCACTGAAAGTATCATAACGCACCAGCGCAGCCCCCGTTGTCTCTTGTCCAGTAGAACTACGAGGAGAGGTCAGAGTGATGTATCCTGACTGCAAATAAATAGAAGATACTACTGCACCGTTAACAGGGTTTTTACTAAGGATGAATACTGCCCCTGCTGCACCTGGCGCGGCGCTCATCTCTCCGTACTCTACTCCACTAGGATCAACTAAGAAGTAGCTGGCACTATCAGATGAACTTGTTGCGTATGAGTAAATATCTCCTGCACGGATCGATTGATCTGAATTTCTGCGTACCAAGGTATTTGCAGTTGTTGCAACGCTAGAAGCGGCAACTGTAGTTGTAATAGAGAGTTCATTGGTTCCACTAAAAGTAGCAGTACCTGTGACTTCTCCAGCTAATGTAATCTTTGTGTTATCATTACGCAAACCAACTGGAATAAGTTCTGAGTCGAAATATTTAATCCAAAGGTAGACGTTATTTAACATCCAGTTCATTTCTTCTGCCGAAGGAATCTGACCTTTATCCCAACCAATTGTGCGGAGGGTTGTCTTAGGTCTATCCTTATTTGGCTCACCTGTAGCTGGCAGGTTTTGATCTTGCTCAGCCCAGATTGGGTAATAAGTTGGTGCAGCCATTTAAAATCCTCACTTAGTGGCGGCTAATAGGGAAGCTAATCTTCCACCATATCCTGCGGCGAAGTCTTTGCTCTGACTATCTGTGATTGAACCAAACCCGTTATCGCCGTCTGGACTCATATCTGTGTCATCGTAAACACTACCGAAAATAAACGGAGTACCACCCTTGCTTAAAAGTCTATAAGATGATACAACAGGGAATAGCTTTTCTAGTTCTTCTACTGCAACTGACTCGTTTAAACAGCTACTATAGAAAGCAATATCAAAGGACTTTTGTAAGCCTACATAAGTATTTACTTCTGTGGATTCCAAACCTGTGAAACGCGAGAAAACTTCAATAATGTTAGGACGACTACCAGCAGATGTTACGCGGTATGCTCTGATTTGCAATACAGCACGATATTCATCGTCATTTGAGTCTTGTCTGTCAACACCTAACTGTTTCCCTAGTTCGTCGAGGTAAGCTCCAGAGGCAGTGCTAATAAGTCGATGCTTGGCTAGATAGATCATTGCCTGATCTATCTTTGCCTTAGACTCTGAAATAATGTAAGTTAACTTGACAATATTCTCAGATGACTTAAAATCCTCAATAAGCAAATCTTTAACGTCAGCTACAATGTCCGTCCACACAGTTACGTGGTCAACATTGGTAGTCATTTTTAGTCCTTGTATTCGTATGAGATGTTACTCGTGTCAAAAGATGGTACAACGCTATATGCTGGTTCAATGTCACCATTATTGTAACTTCCATCATCTTCACTACTTAGTTTAACATAAACAGCAAGGTAAGTCAAGCGTCCAAAATCCAGTGCGTTGTAAATAACACCTTTCATCTGATCATTAGTTACTTTACTACCAATCTCAAAGTATGCTTCCAAATCACGTAGTGCTGTGGTAATGTTAGCTTTCTCTGTTGTGGTAAGTACTTTCCCTGAGGCTGTAGTGTAAACCAGTTTTACTGAGTACTCTCGGGTACTTCCTGGAGTGAACTTGATGATCTCACTTCCACCGTCTTCTGTGGTAATTGTCGTTGCAACAGTACCATAAGTAAGAGTGTTGATTGGCTTCTTCTCGTAGATGGTACGCGCCACTGTCTCTGCATCTCCACCGTACACGATTGTGTTGAAGGTGAATGCTGGAGCGTAGTTCTGATCTACAGAAGTAGGGTTGTCATATACTCTAACCTTTGTCACGCCAGGAACGTTCAGCAGAGCCGAAATAATAGCCGGACGTGTGGCAGCGTTTGCTTCGTCTTGGTTATCATTGAAGCGAGAACGGAATTCAGCATCTGTCTCAACATCCGTACCAGTGCTGAAAGCAGTGAAGTTACCTGTCGCAGAGTATCCGGTGAAAGTAGATGAGATACCCGTAATACCGCCTGTACTTACTGGATTATATCCTTTTTCAGAGGCAGCTACTGGAATCAGGCTCCACTTTGTACCAATACTTACTGTAGCATAGAACTTAGTTGCAGTTGACAGCCCTACAGGATTGGTGTAGTCTGCGGTATTGAAACCCACATACAAAACGCCATCTTTAGTACTGACAAGGCTCTTATCCGCTGATGCTACGTTAGCCTGAATAAAAGTAACCAGGTCAGACATAAATGTGTTAGACGATGATGTAAGAGTGATGGAGTTTAAACCACCATCCAGAGTGTTTTGAATGTAGAACGTAACTTGATCTGCTGCACTGGTAGCTTGTGCTTTAGTAAGAGTGTATGCTGCAATGGAAGCATTGAGCAGAGTCTTACTTGAGACGTAGTATGATAGATCATTATCTGCGGTAAAATATGTGTCTGTGTCCAAAGATGCAGTCCACAATGCCTTGCTTGTTGACTTGACATAAACAAAGCCACTACCTGCTGTAGCTGATTGACGAGTCAAGCCACGCTTAGCGAACAGGTCATCCAAGTATGTACCTTCTGCACCGTTCAGGGTTTGGGAGTTGTAGACTCCTTGCATTCCTTCCCAAAGGGTGTAGTCTGTGTAGGCTACAATACGGAATAACTGACCGAAGACAGTATCTTCTGATGTGGCTACATCACTTCCGAAAGTATTTTGTAGTGCTGTTACATAACGATCTAAGATATCGTCAAACGTAGGAATTACAAACCCTGCGTCAGTTAAACCATAATCTGCCATTATTCTTCTCCTTTAGAAGATGATACTCTACCCCAACGTAGATCAATAAGATTTTTCATAAGCCTTGATGGAGTAATCATAAATACGTAAGTCCATCCCATCCATTCAGGAATGTCCTTTTTGATTCCCAAGTAAATAAACATTCCAGTCATTACTGAAAGTCCAATAAAGTTCCAGACTTTAGTGCTGCTGATCTTATTCCCAGGGTAGGTACAAAACATACCGATAAAAAACTTTTTCATTATTGTCAACCTGTATCATAACATCCTTGTCCTAAAAAGTCAATCCTTATGTTGTAGGGATCAGCGTACCTGTTGGCGTGTATTCTGCTCTCCAGTGGAAAGGAGAAGTAGAATTACCTACAGTACCTGAATCAACCTGGAGAGAACGAACAGAGAAGCCTGTTGTTGTAACACTATCGGTCACAAGAATAGTTGTCGCCAGAACTGCACCGCTTGAGGCACCGCTCCCTGTTTCAGTTGTTAACTGAATATCATTTGGTGCTGTAGAATAAGCCTTGGTAAAGGTTACGTCTGTCTGCCCTGATGTAGGGACAACTCTACCCCAAGAAAGCATACTTCCGTTCTTGAAGATCTTATATCCACCAGTATCTGTTACCTTATACTCAATCATCTCCGGCACTTCTACAAAACGGTCTTGCAAGGCAGTTACGCTAGTGGTAACATTCTCGACATTATCATTTGTATTAGTCAGGCCAGACTCTAATGTACTAATACGAACAACTGCGGCAGTAACATCACTATCAGTTTGATCTGTTTTGGATGTAAGCCCTGAGATGTTGCTCTTGATTGCCACTAAATCTGAATCCTGCTGAACACTCGTATCTGAAAGCGATGTAATAGAAGTCTCTGCACTGCTTACACGACTAGATAGTTCACTTAGAGAACTTGAGTTACTGGACGTGCTGCTTTTCAGCGATGAGATATCTGTCTCATTTGTCTTAACTCTAGTGGTCAATGCAGAAATACTGTTTGTCAGTGTTGTGTCTGCACTTTGTAAAGAGGTGATAGCAGATTGTACAGTCACGCCTGCGGTTGTTCCCACAAGCCCTGCTCCTGAACTGGCACTATAATCTGTCAGCTTAGCCAGCTTCAAGTTTGTTACCATATAACCAATGCTTGTCTTCGTTGTTCTGTCTGTCTTTTCTACCAGCAGGTAATCAGTATCAGCTAAGTTGCCTGACTCTGGTAGTTGTGAAATTCTTACTGATGAGGCCATTATAGCTTCCTTTTAAAAGAGGGGGCAAGCCCCCTTAATTAATTTGTGATTTCCAAGTTCGCACCACTACTTGTAAGTAACACTTGACCTTGTTCGTCAGTAACGTATACAATCTCAGTGATCTCAGATCCTGACCACTCATTCCACCACGTAGCGTAGGTATTGAACGGTAGACCATCGATGTTCTCAAAGTAGTATAGCTCACCTGCGTAAGGTTCCAAGGTGTACTTGGAGCAAGTAACAGTTGATTCTGTGCTTGGTGTTGGGTAATAGTATTCATCAGAAGGTCTGGTGCTAAAGGTTGTTGAAACCACCTCCTCTGCGACCTGAACTGCTGCCTGGATACTGTAGTACCTGTTATCTCTGTCGAAAGATGATGTATAGCTAACGATAGCATCCACATATGTATTTTCTGCAAGGGCTGCAAGGAAGATCTTATCTACGGTCTCTTTCTTCCTAGCAACACCAATAATCTGCTGAATATATGGAATACCGAAGTTTGTATTCAGAAACCATTCACCCTGAAACGTATTCAAGGTGATGCTCAGTGTCTGTATACACATCTCGGATCTTTTTGTCGTCAGTACTAAATCACCATCGTCTCCAATTGTAATATCGTTAGAAGTATCTAACTTTAAATCGAAGGCAATCCCCATTGATGATTATCCTTGTGCTGTGTTAGTATCGATTGTGCTACTTCCTGTCTGCACTCCTGTTACAGGGTGAGTATGCGTATTCAAGCCAATGCCGTTAGCATCTTTAACGTTACCTGCTGAGTCAACAGTCATACCATTAATATTGGCGGTTCCACCTTTAAAGGTTAGATTACCACCAGCCAGATCTAGCGTACCGACACCATCTGTTAAGTGAATACCTGAGGAGTCAACTCTTACCAGCATTCCTTGAGCATTCCTCGCTTCAATCTCACCATCGGGTGAAAGTGAAACATAACTTTGTTTGTTATTGCTAAGTACAACTTTATCTGGATCAACACTCTCGGTTGAGTCTCCTCCCATAGTAATTTTTGGGATGAAGGCTACAGGATATAATCCACAAGGTTGATTTAGTGTTGCACTGGAAGCCGTGCTCCCGTCTGTTTGCAATGCGTTAGATGGATCTCTTTCAGAGAAGATTAAAACTCCAACATCTCCAGCTTTCGTGGGAAAAGAAATTCGTCCTGTTCCTCCTCCGTTGATTGCCATTGGCACATCGTAAAAGGTAGGATAGTTGATCTCGTTTTCTGAGTCTTTTGTATTTTTCACAACCGACTCAAGTACCACTGTTTTAGCGTCATAGTCAACGCCTGTAACACGTACAGGCAGAGACGTATGCACCTCAGAGATTTGGTTCTTAATCAATCCACGCAAAGCTGTAACGATGTTTAGAGAATCCATCTATTACCCCGTTGTAGATTTATTGATGATACCAGAAACAGAGACTGCCTCAACTTCGGAGATCCAATCCTTACCTTCGTAGTCTCCTGAGTGAGTTACCGTAACCACTTTAAAATATCCGTCATAACTTCTGGACTTTAGGTATACTGTTTTCTCGGGCAGAATATTACCGTTAATCTGGCATTTGAAAGTAACACCGTCAGTTGGCTTTTTAGCTTTCTTCGAAGTGCTTTTGGTTACTTTCTTAGTTGGTTTGATATCGTTGTGGAAAGGCTGAGGACTTCCGATCAATCCTGTGTCTGGGCTGATGTATGCACTTCTTTTCTCTTGTCGCTGAGAACGTGGTGTGATATAAACAGATCCATCTTGGATCGATACGTTGTGGTCAATGCTCTTGCATAAGCTCTCCAGATATTCGGAAGAGTTACCACACATATGACTCGCACTAGAAATCGCAGCGTCACTATCGATGCTCAAGTTACCTGAGTTTGTACCCAAGTCTCCGGCAATATCTTTAATGACTTTTGAAATCTTAGTTCCTTTCGGATAACTACGGCTTGTGTTTGCCAAAGAAATGTTAATACCGCCGTCTACACAGTGTAGCTCTGTCAGTCTATCCGTTCCTTTCCATACATCACTTACCCACTGGACAGTGCCGATAAAGATCAGCACTTCTTCTTGTCCTTGATAACCTACAGCCAATGCCACTGCTAAGTTGTTACGGATGCTGTTGTTGATGTAGTTCACTGTGTCGTCAGATAAGTTGTAAATAATAATTGATGCCTTATTAGGATCTTTATTATTATCTTTCTTAACGTTAAAAGTGATCTGATGTTCTGTGAGTAACTTCAACGTTCCACTTGACTTCTTAGTTGATGCTAGTTTAGTATCTAGATCGATCTTAGAAGTAAACGTACCGTTGGCGTTTGTCTTTTTAGCTGTATCTGTTGCTTGACCAATCAGGAGTTTATAACTGTGATTTAAGTTAGCAACAGCGTTAGTTTTAATATCCGGCATTAGTCTTGATCCTGTACCGCATCAATGTACATAAGACAAAATCTCATATCGATCCCCGTACCGTAAAAGTCTGGGCGTCCATTGATTTTAACTGTGTCTACCAAGTAGAGTTGACCATCTGGCACTCCTTCAAGGTATTTGTAAGGGGCAAGAAGATCTAATCCGTTTGTGGCTTTGAATGTGATAACTGCTTCGTCACCAGAAGGGCCAAAGAACAGTTGCCAGGATTCATCTCGGGTGTTCCAACGAATACGAATGTCATAGTCAACACCATCCAGCGTAACTGTATAAGTGTGATCCGTATGTTGAAGTGTTTGTAAGGCCCAAGCCGTATATCCCATCTCGGAATCGATGAATACATTATCGTATCCTTTGTTTCCGGTATCTGCTCTGGTTGTTTCTGCAAACGATGTAATGTTATTTGAAATTGCCATTATTACCCCGTCTTGTTATTTACTCCACCAGCCTGATTCTGAATACGTTGTTCCAGATCTGCACTAGTAGGCTTGTAAACAGCTTTCTTAACCTGCTTACCTGTGTTCAAAGTAGAAGCTGTCTTAACTGCGATTGCGTTAACTGTCGCTCCCTTGACTAATCTGATTTGCTCAAAGTTCAAATCGAATTGCATTGCATATTCAGATTTATAGTTGTAATCTATACCAATCAAAACACAATCTTTAAAAACCTTGTGCTCTGTGATGAGAGTGATCGGTTGCCTAGCTTGCATAATCTTTGTAAGATATGTGATTGCCTGGCTAACCCTGTCACCCTTAGGTTCTCCACTGTAAAGAAGGTCTTTCTTTAGCTGGATAGGTGTTTCACTGATGATTCCAGAGATATCAATCTTGGTGTTCTTGATCTGGATATGATCACTAACTTCACTGCTTTTTGAGTTGTCTTGACTCGTGTTTGAGTTACTACTGCTCGTTTGACTGCTTGCCTCAATCGCGTAAGAAGATACTTCCGCTTGATGATTAATGCTAGTGTTAGTTGTTGCGTCAAAAACAATAGCCTGATAATTTTGAATGAAACTGTCGCTTGCTGTATTGTATAAACTAGCCAAAACACAAAAGCCATTCTCTGCCTTAAGAGAAGAGTTTGAGTTGACATTTGTACGGCTGTTAACAGACTTATTAGCGTTAGTTGGTGTTCCCACTGCTTGCGTAATTGGTGCTGCCATTAGGCGTCCTCCTATAGTCCTATCTTTTATGATACCACTTTAGTGATAAAAAGTAAAGAACTTTCGGGGGATCTATGATATCATAAATACCTTCCCTAGTCAAAGGATAATAAAAAATCCCCAACTCCGAAGAGAAGGGGATTGTTATTAGTTGCTGCTGTTAGAAGACGAAATATCCCGAATCAGAGAGTTGTGGTTAAATCTCTGACTGTCCTGAATTCTTACATCCAGGATATCACCGAAGGTAGAGCTAGGCGTTACTTCCACACGAATAATATCCGAAGGAATATTAATGATAGGAGCACCGCCGCCATTCACAGATTGCTGTTGCTGAGATACAGATTGATTCAATGAACCATACTTATATCCTTGACCGATATCTGAGATTGGAGCATTACCTAAGCCAACAGGATCTACCCAACCGAAGTTGTTAGCCCAACGTTGCAGGAAGGAAGCACTACCATCCCCCATACCAGTACCGTAGGCGTCTGCAATAGCATTGCCTGTACTAGGACGAGGATCAGTACCGTAAATCTGCCCTGGCGTCTTCTGGGTGCCATCAGCGTTAAAGTTGAACCTTTCGTTAAAGGTAGATAACCAGTTAGAGAATTGAGTACCGTAGTTTACAACATCTCCAATCCACTTACCTAATCCGTCAATCGCAGGCCCAAGGTTTTTGATATGCTGCTGGAACTCGTCCATCACTTTAGGATCTAGGCTACCAACAAAACCGTCTAAGAATTTATTGCTAAGTCCCTCTTCGATTTTATCCATAGTTTGTCCCATAGTAACATACTTATGAGCATTCTCAACTTGACTTTCTGTTAGGTTTGAACCAGAGTTAACGAGGCTTGCACTAGAATCTAATAACTCTTGTCCGTTGTTTTTAAACGCACGAACAAAGTGAGACAAGTCATCACCTAAGTTTTCCAGCAAGTTACCGATCTGACCATCACTTAAGCCTTTCTGTTGACCAGCGCCAACAACAGATTGTAGGAAGTCGATAGGGTTGTGTTGCATAGATTTAATATCATCGAGGTTCCAACCAAACTGGTTCATAATCTCGTTGACACCTGCGTTACCTTTTGTCCACTCTCCTTTCTTGTTCAGTTCGGATGTGGTTACAGAGGACGCAAGTTTTTCGCGGATATCTTTGATCTGGTCAACACTCTTGGTCATATTTGCAGAGTCAACACCGTTATTCTGGCCCCAAGCGGTGAGAGCCTGGATTACGTTAGGGTTAACCTCAATGTTCTTGGCGGCTTGTCCTACATAGTTGATCCTGTCAGCAGAATCTGATAAATTACCTTTGATACGAGAAATACCTTGTAGGGCTGCGGCTCCGGCTACTCCACCTAAAAGCAAACCTGGGCTTAGTCCTAAGCCTGCACGAGTAAATCTATCCCTACGTTCTTCTCTACGGCGGCGACGATCTCTTTCATCCCTCTCACGCTGGCGTCTATCTTCTGCTGCTTGTTGGCGTCTCTCTCTTTCCCTACGAGCGTCTTCCCGATGTGCCTCTGCTTCCGCTTGGCGCATTTGTCTTCTGTCAATTTCCAAACGTTCTCTTGCTGCACGGTTCTCTTGACGAAGAATAGAAAGTTGATGAGCAATAACCTGGTTCATTTTTGAAGCACTAACACGCTGTTCTTCAAATGCCTTAGTTACATCTTCGACTGCACGAGTAGCGCTCTCTCGTCCTGCTCTACTGACATTGCCTAATTGACCAGAACGGAAGTTAAAGTTTTCGCGTCTTAGCTGGGCTGTTTCTGCTCGTGTTCCTGATGCTCCACCACGACCACCGCCTGCGCCTCTTCCACCGCCTCCGGCACCGCCACCACGTCTTCCTCCACGACCACCGCCTCCTGCTGGAGGGGGAGTTGGAGGTACAGGAGGTCTTGGGCCACCTTTACGTGCATCATTCATATGCTTAGCGATGCTCTTGGCGTACTTTTCCATTTCCTTGAAATCTTTCTTGGTTTGTGTCATCTTAAGAGAAGGTTTAATTCCCTCAGAGAATTTCTTCAAATCTTCAAGTGATTTCTTTGCTGCGTTGAAAGATCTCTTGTCTACCTTAAAATCTACAACGTTTGTTAGCTTCTGTGTATTTAACGACGATCCCGCCATTTTACCTCGCAAAGCCCTTGGCTAGCAAGGGCATATATTATTTCTTGAATGTCTCCCACTTACGGCGCATCTCGTCTTTCTGATCCGAATCCTTTCTGTGCAATGCACGTACATAGTCTTCGTGGTCAATGATCTCCGCTTGCTTGAGCAAGTAATCAATATTATACTTGTCCAAGGAATAAAGTGTTTCTGACGTTTTGGTAGTGATTCTGTAGATTAGGTAGTCCCACCACCGGAAACTCGCAGTTTCTTGGGCAATCTCAATAGCCTTGGCTATAGTGGGATTTAGCTGTTGTTCAGCGTCTGTACGCTTTGAAATTGGGTCAACAGTTTTCCGAAACCGCGTTTGAAAAAAGGGCCATAGTTCACCTCAAGCACCTTTGCTGCTAAATCAACTACAAGGTAGGGGTGTAACATAAATAACTCTTCAAACTTTTCGACTACGGAGATATTGTCTTCTGTGTAAGTTTCGTCTAAGATATCTTTCAGAAGGTCAGACAGGACACGTTGATCAAGTCCAGAGAATAGTTGGATAAGAGACATAGCAATCTTCTGCTCGTAGTCTTCTCCTGCAAGTTCTTCGGCTGTACCATACATCACCATAGGAACTGCGAAGATGCTGCCGTATTCAGGGATGCGGTCAAATACTTTGGAAGGTTTCCAACGAATGATCCTGAATCCTACTTTACGACCTGTATCAAGTTCCAGTTCCACTTTAACTTCTGGTTTCGCGTATTGTGCGATGACATTTTCTTGTTCTTGCATATTTATTTTCTCTAGTTAATAAAAAAGGGGTAACAACGATATGTTACCCCAGATGGAAATTAAAGTCAATCTTTTTATGCGATTGTCAGGGCAGTAATTGAGTTCAGGACACTCAAACCTAGCGTTGCAGTGTTGCGAAGCAGGGAAGCATCTTTCAATCCAATAACCCAATCGTTTGTAGTGATTGTGTCACCCATTGTGTCGTCTGGCTGTGACTGAATCCATCCAATCGTGCTGATGTAATATCCGCGTGGATCTTCCAGATAAACAGGGAAGGCAACCTGCCGAGTAGAGTACATTGTCTGAGCGTAAGTTGAAAGAACTTCGTTAGCCTCAGAGGTTCTCTGTAGGGAGATTGTCATTGTACCCATACGATTACGACTCAGAGCAAGTGACACGTCTCCGTCTGTACCGCCATAAGGGTTGATGATATCGTTAGATTTACTGATAACGATTTTAGTGTCAGAGGCAAACCCGTAAGGTTCCCATCCACCAAGAGATAGCGTGATGTTAGATGGATCATAGGCCATTACACCAGTTAGCATCTTATCCATTTGTATTCCTTTTTAAGGAAGGGCCGAAGCCCTTCAATTATGATGATGTTGTGCTTACTGAGCTTGAAGCAGAGCTTGTGGTTCCAGTTCTGTTGGTCAGAACGTTCACCTGCACTTTCACGTAGTGGAAGAATCCAGCGTATACATACTCAACAATCATACCATCAACGAGACGTTGGTTGATCTGAGCAGTAGTCATATCCGCACGAGATGGGATGTAAACAGTTGGTTTCAGGCTGACATACATTCCTGTATCGCTTGAAGTAACAACTTCGTTTGCAATCGTACCGTTAGAGATACCGACCTGAATCGGGTTAGCTGTCACTGCCTGACGAATCAGAGCAATACCAGAACTTGTTGCACGAACACCACCACCTAGCATAGACTGCTGCTTGAACAGGGTGAACAGAGATTCATCCAGACGGGCCTTGAACCACAGTGCGTGAATGATGTAGTCTGCAAACAGTCCTGACACCATAAATCCATCGCGGTAGAATAGAAGTCCGTGTTCTTTACGGTAGATGTTTCCGTTGTTAGCTACGATCTTAGACTCACGATCTGTGCTAAGTTTCTCCAGTGTAACACCGACAAGGGTTTTACCGTGCAGCGGAGTTGTACCTGGCTGTGCAGAACAAATGCTACCAACGACTCCAGCCTCAGGGAAGGTGCTATCAGCGGTGCTTGTCCACAGAGCAAGGCTTGTGTTATTGTAGCCTGTGTCACCTAGAGTAACCAGCAGGTTTCCTTCAACATCATCTGCAATATCTGTGTCTTGACTTGAGAAGAAATAAATCTTGTCGTGTTCTTCTACCCATCCAGCCAGAGCCAGAACATCTGCACTTGCGTGAGATTCAGATAGGACGTAGAAGAATGAACTATCTTCTTCTGCCACTTTTGTGATATCTTCCAGTACGCTTTGAGCAAACTGAACTTTCTCGACAAAGTTATCAGATCCTTCGACAGTAATATTCTGACCTGAAACAGGAGAGAACAGAATCTGTGTTTCAGTACCTTCTACAGTGATCTTGGCACTCCAGGTAGCGTCTGATTGAATCAGTTTTGCTACGCCTTCGTTGACTTCCTGAACAGTAGCGTTGTCTGTTGCTTTGTAGCTAAAGGTCTTTGAAGTCTTGCCTTGTCTGAGGGTGATAGCATATACTCCACCATCTTCAAGTTCACCAACTGTGAAGTCTGTTGCGGTAATATCACGCTTACCGACAATCACTCTTTCAGGAGCATAAAGTCCATCGAAAAGTAATTTAGCCATTTTGTAGGCTGCGCTGTTTACAGAGAAACCAGCCGATACCATTGCATCTGTAGACGTGTAGGTGTTAGTAACGTCTGAGGTAACGTTATGTCCTACAAGAATCAGAGGAATGTCAAACTGAGTTTCGTTAATTGCTGTAGCGCCGTAGTTTAGAGTTACGGTAACTACCTTATCACGAAAAGTTGCCATTTGTGCTCCTGATTAGGTTATAGCTATATCCATAGGGATTGGGTTAGGTTACGTAGACGAAGGTATGATCGATTAACAGAGGATCTGGATCTGCATACGTTCCTTTGTAACTATGGATTGAGTGTGATACTCTCTCAATCGGTGTAGTAGGAATGTCCTCTACAAGCATTCTGGTATTGAATGTGAAGATAGCTCTTGCTCTTAGCTGAGTCTTATCTCCGTCCAAAATAGTATTTGCTTGTGAGATATCAGAAGACGATAAATAAGAAACGCCTTTTGAATACATTGTTTGGTATTTCAACTCGTCTAAACTGTTGAATGCCGACATAAGATATGATAGTGCAGCCATTGGTCTGCCACGATACACCATAATCTCAATCGTGTATGTGTTATCGTTGAAGTAAGAGAACATTTCATTTTCTAATTTGTTCCTCTGGCCCCAACCTCCCGAGTTATCGGAAGTGATGACACGGAGTGTTACATAGGGATTCTCTGGTGCAATGAAAGGTTTATCTTTCAAATATACCGGAAGCCCCAGCACGGTCTTTACAAAAACACCGATGCTATTTAAAATATGATCTTCGTAAGCCTCAATCTGATTCATAATATTAGCCAAAGTTTCCTCCATCTACATCTTCGTGCCAAGAGTTATCCTGGTCATCGTAAATAGCTACACACTGAGTGTGTTGCAGGAAGGAAGTTCTTGTCCAATCGCTTAGAGCGTAGATAGAATACCACTTACCATCGATCAGAATCTGATCCGACAATTGACTGCTGCCTTGAATAAGGGGATGAATCTCAGTCACTGTCCAGAATGTGTATTGTGCTTTAGAACGATAACCATCAGGAACAGCCTGGAGCGTAAAGCCACCAATAGGTTGTAGAGAAGAGGATTCAATAATGAAGTCTTCGGTTAAGATGGAATTGTCTTGGTTTGAGAATACAGCGTCAGGGTTTTCCACATAAGTTCTGCGGCGTCCTTGATACTGAGTCAAATCCAGTAATTTAAACTGTGAAAGTAACATTTCGTTCTCCTTTCAGTATAACTCAGATTTAAAATAAATGCAAGTCATTTCTTAGAGATTTTGGTCTCGATGTTGTTAATCATATAAGATGTATCGATCAGGATGGTTGTACTGTTATTTCCCTTCTCTCTTCTCTTCTTGATAGTTGTCGGAGACAATGGAGTAAACCTTTGCATCTTGATAGCTTTTACGATACTCTCTTTAGAGATTTCAGCAATTGGCTTAAGGGCAACGTTCAAACTAGTACCTTTCAGGTATCTATGGATTGCGCCTGGCAGTTCCTTCTTAATCTCGTTCTGAGATAAAACAAAACCATCTGTCATAAATGGGCGTTCAGGAATGTTCTTAGTCACGCTACCGTATTGCTGTATAGTTGCCAGTTCCACCATATCAATACCCGTCTCAGGGTGTTTCTTATGAGTGATGAATCCTGCTTCAACTTGCATCTCTTCTAGTGCTAAATACTTAGCGAAAATGCTGTCAAGGGAACCATCAGTTCCCTTTGTTACTTTGACTTTCATATCAGCACCAGTAACCAAACCTGTTAGGTTGATCCCATTTGATATTTCTTGTCTTTCTGTCTACACTAGCGACACGACCTAATCCATTAACAGCGTCAGGGTTACTGTTCACTCTGTCAATTTCTGTAGCGCTAACACCACCAATCAGTACTTTGCTTCCGATACCATTTGAAATGGCACACCCTGGAATCTGTAGCGTACCGTTGAGGTAGTTATCGTAGATAGCTTGCCAAGGTGATGTATAGCTACTGCTACCATCTCCGTACTGAACCTGTACCTGAACCTGTCCAACTTTCTCAAGCCTTGAGGTTGCCCCTCCAGACTGCTGAGCGTGATTGATTAGATCACTGTTTAACAGATATTCTAGTGCTGAGACTAAGCTGTTCCACAAAACGATGCACTTGTTCTTATCATCGTCTCCCAGAATGTCAATCCATCCCTGGATGATTGTCAGAAGAATATCATCTGAAATGGTCTCTGGGCTAGGGTTGTAGGTTAGTAAACGGATCGTTGGTAGAAGCTGAATAGCTTGTAATGCCATAATCCGCTCCTATTTATTTTTTAGCTCGGGTAGCTCTTTTCTTAGCAGGAGTATCTACAGCCTTAACTGCGATCTTCTCTTGTGCTTCTGATTCTACCGGAGAATAATCTTCGTAGCTAACAGCAAATACACCAGGCATTTCTAGGCTAGACATTGGAAGAATTTTGATGCCAGTGGCTTCAACGACTTTAACCAAGAAGATCAGGAATGTTCCACCGAGGTGAATAGACCCGTCTTTGGTATAGAAAGAAAACTCTGGAGCACGAGCCAGTGTAGCTTCTGCGTCAATCTTATCACTAAGAGTGGCAAAGTCCATCACCATATCGTATGTGCTGTGGTAATGCTTGAGAATGTTATTCATTTTATCTCCTAAATAAAAAACCCCCACCCTGTGAAGGGCAGGGGTTGATATTATCCAATCGTTCCGCTACAATTAAGCAGTGGTCAGACGAACAACCAGTTCTGGACGAGTACAAACTGCCAGCATTCCGAATTCGGACTGCATTGACATTACACGCCAGTCAGTGTTGATCAGGAACAGGTAGAAATCCTGAGCCAGTTGGTTAGCGTATGCGTAAGCATCTGCTGGTGCGAAGTGTTCCTGGAACATATTGGAAATGCCCTCTGGGAATACAAACGCTTCGTTTGTTGGAACGTTGTTGTGGATATCTTCGATGTAAGTTACACCTTTGAAGTTCCAAACACGCGCATCCAGGTTTCCACCGATACGATCACGAATCGGGTTCGGAGTACCTTGGTAGTAAGTGAATGCAGAGCGAACAAACGGGCTGCTGATGATGCGAGAGAAGAACTGACGACCGCACAGGGCGATGATGTTACTTACAGTGCTACCATCTTGCTTGTTGTCGATGATGTAACCACGAGCCTGAGCTTCGATAACCTCAGTTGGGTCAATGGTTGTGCTTGTGAAGTCAATAGAGATTGACTCTTGAGCAACACCGAATACATCATACCAGTTGTAGTTCTGGTTCTGGTTCTGGAAACCGTCTGCATCAGTACCAACGTAAGCACGGCCCATAACTGCATCAGCAAGGATACGTTCTTTGGTGAAGGCTACGTTACGACGAATCTGGTTCAGATAACGGTTAACAACTGCTTCCTGAGTAGTCAGGCGATCTGCATCTGGGTTCAGGAAGTCAAGGAATGACTGAATATCCTGAGCTTTGATGTTGTGGTCAAGTGGGAAGAACGGAATGGTCACAGCAACGCCGTTCAGACCAGGAGTGGTCAGCCAGTTACGCTCACCGCCACGTACACGGGCAGGAATCAGTTTGTCACTTGAAACGTCACGATCAACGCGGATCTCAGTGGTTGCGTGGTTGTATGACTCGAAGATGCCCAGGCTGCTGATCAGAGTGTTCTGAGTTGGAGCCAGTTCAATCAGTGGAGTAAAGTCAACCTTGCGGTCAGTTTGAAAATCGAAAGCCATTATTTAGCGTCCTTATTAAAAGTTAGAAATTAAGAAGTCACAAGGACTTTAGCAGTCAGTTTCAGACCGACTTCTTCCAGAGCCGCAACACCAGCGTCATCAATCAGACTTCCATCTGAGTAAACAACTTTGAAGCGATTCAGGGTCAGGTCACGTTTAGCGACTACTGCTGTGAAGGTTTCACCAACTGGAACGTCAGCAATGTCAAAGGTAACGTCAGTCCATACCAGAACAGTAGCAGCGTCATTAGCAGAAGCAGCTTCAACACCAGCAGCGGTCAGGACACTACCAAGTTGCATTGAGGCAGTTTTAACCAGGTTGATTTCACGAACACAATGGCCTAGATCAGAAGAGAATACGTTTCCAAGTACCAGGTCACTGTAACGACCGAAGCCGCGAGAGTAGGTTTTAAATGTTGCCATTTAATAGATTCCTTTTAAATTATTTAGATTTACGGGCTTTCATTTCTTGAGCGCGACGAGCGATCAGGTCACTTGAGCTTTTAACTACAGCAGAAGCATTCTCTACAGAAGCACCTTTTTCAGCGGCAAACTCAGCTTTGATTGTTGCTACTTCGTCTTTAGCCTTATCGAAAGACTCAACGATGGCATCAGCTACTTCACTGTTTGCTACTAGGTATTTAACCAGCACGTCAACTTTTTCTTCTGACACGAAGCCATAAGATTTCAGGACGGTTGCGTAATCTTCTTCGACACGAGCCTGTTCAGCTTTACGAAGTTCTTCGAGTTCTGCTTGAGCTTTTGCAATCTCAGCCTGAGCTTCGGCTTGTGCAGCTTCTTTAGCTTCGGCGCTAGCCTTTTCTACAGCTTCTGCAATTTGAGCTTTCATCAGATCTTGGAATTCTGCTGATTTCAGAAACTCTTCTTTATTAAGTTCCAATGGGAGTTCTCCTTTTTGGATATCGGTTGTGTTTGCAGTTGATCCTGCGTGAGTTTCCTCTGCATTCACAGAGTTTTCTTCCGGTTTGGCCTTAGCCTTAACCAGTAATTCTTTTACGTGAGAGTGTTTGATTGTGCTCTTAACCAGACTAGCCAATGCTTCATCAATCATATCGTCAAAGTAATCGATAGAGATTAAAACCGCTCCGTCGAGAACTTGATAATCTGTGACAGGCATCACTGGATTAGCAGTATCTTCCAACTCAACAGTAAGTCCGTTAATAGTGAATCCGGCAGCATACAGTCCGAAGTCTGTAACAAAGACAACAAGGTTGTTATCAAAGTCTGCATCCACCACACTCACCCAACTCCAACCGTCAGAATATTTATCATTGACAGCAGATTGAAGAGAGTCCATAATCTGACTTACATAAGACTTACGCAGTTCTGTAATATCTTCACCCAGAGATTTAAGAGTCTCTAGCTTTTCAAATGACAGTTCAGCGTCAGCCGCGTTATTCTTGAACATCAAAGGAGTATTAAATCCTGATGCTGCACCACCTTGTTCTGCGAATGTGTAAGCAATATGTGCTCCACAAGAGATATCGGATGCGGGTGCGGAGAAGTCGATATCTTCTAAATATGTATTAGACATTAAGTTATTCCTTTGCGACTGAGCGACCGAGAGCACCAATGCTAAGACCTTTCAGTACGCCATTTTTTCTTGCTTCAAACAAGTCTCTGTCGTAGAATTGAATCTTAACTAGGGGAGTTCCTTCTGTAACGAGGTTATCACCAATCATACAGTCAACTTCATTCACCCAGGCTTTAACTGGTTTGAACTGTTTCGTGTTTTTGATGTGACCTAAGTTACCTTGAACGTTGTTGATGTTCTCATTAAAGTTATCAACCATTTTGCGAATTTCAAGTTCTGACATTCGTTCGCCGTGCAAGTCATCATACTCTGGAGGACAATACATAACCTCAATGGCCTGCATTTTCTCTTCTGCAAATTGCTCAACTTTCAAAATAGGTAAACTGTCTTCTGTCTTGTCGGCAGAGAGTGCGCTCTTGTCGATTTCAACTTTTTCTGGAGCTTGTTGCAATGCCTTAGACAATGCGATAAACTCTTCTGGAGATAGGTTCAAAGTGTAGTTCCTTTTGAAAACATATATCCTATAAATCTCATTCTATAGGATATACGGTGATTTGTCAATAGCTTTTATAATATTTTTTAAAAATATTTTAATTAGCTACGTTCGCTACTGAATTATCGCGGGTGGCAGCAGTTGTTGATGTACCATTACCCGCTCCTGCGGCGATTCCATCTCCTGATCGAGAGCTAGGATCTGACATATATGTTTCAACATACTCTTTAAACTTCTCAGGGTCTGCTGCTACATCATCAGGAATCCTTTCTTTCATTCCCATCATTGCAAAGAACTCGTTAATAGTTCCTGGCGTCATTGGCAAGCCTTTAACACCTACAATTTTCTGGATTGCAGAAGATACAGTGTCGATATCTGGATCACCAATATCATCGCTACAGAACTTAGGCATATCTTCTTGTGAAAGATACATCCCATTAATTCTCAACATTGTTGGAATTACCTGTGTCTGGATTGCTTCAATGATCGTATCAACATCTCTTTCTACGTAATGAGAAAGTAGAGTTTGTTTGTTATCGGAAAGAGATAGACTACCACCTTCCCCGCCGCCCATAATAAGAACACCTGCACCGAACCTGTTAAAGATATCAAGCTGGCGTTGCTTAATCAGAGCCTGTGTGTCAAACTGCTTACCGCTTCCCTGAACACCCTGAAACACTAGGTCATATTGACGCATAGATGTGTTTTCATAGATATCAGAAGGCAACACCATATACGACTGTTCACCAGCGTGTAGGTTTGCAATGTTCGACTGTAGTACGCGAAGTGACTGAGCCTCTTCCCCGTTAGGGTTTAGAGATGCACGGTTTAGGATTGTACCTGGAACCATCAGTACTGGCATACCACCTAAGTCTTTGCTCACACCAACAACTTCATATTCTTGGATAAGAGTTTTCTCTCTCCAGCTACGATATACAGAAGCCAGTGGACTTACGCCGAGAGGGTTGTTATCGGTGATGTTATTTCCAACCAGTACACACTTCTGAATCGGAATAGACTTCTTACCGACCAAAGATTGTGGCAATGCTTTACTCAGCATACTGCCTGTGATGTTCTGGTTTACTGAGATGATCTCACGACCGTCATCACTGTACGTGAATGGAGTTGTCAAATCAATTGTATCTTGTGGACGGAATCCAAGTTTCTGTAAACGGTACATACCGAAGTAAGGACTCTTTGGATCTTCGTCGATTTCGAAAACTTTCTCTGCAATAGCAAATCCATATTGCTTATATGTAAGAAGTGATCTAACATACTGACGTAATGGTGCTTCCATATTGCGAAGAGAGAAGTCGATGAACTTAGCGGCTTTCTTAGATTTAGCTGATTTGGTATTACACTCAATTCTGAAATCGAAGAATGCTCTATCAACAAATGTATAAACTGCATCAAGTGCTGTTGCTACATCTGGATCTTCGCCCATTTCTCTGTATGTGCGAATAGACTCTGGGAACTTAGTCTCGTGATTATGAAGAAATGCAGTGAAGTTACGAATTGAACTTAGGCCCAATGTACCGATTTCTTGAGAGAGAACTAGATTAGACTCTTCTTTCTGCGGAACGGGTGCTGCTTTCTGTACCGAAGTTTTTGAGTTCCAGTAGTCGGACTTTTTGGTATATTGTCTCTTAGCCACCACTACCTCTTATATTGTTTGTTGAAAAGAAGAGGAGATCAAAGATCTCCTAATCCCAATATAACACCAAACATTCTAAAAGTCAAGCGATATTACCAGCTACGCATTTTAGAAGGCATCTTAGGCATAGACGGCTTGCCTAGAGAAGATTGGCCCCAGCGAGTACTTGCAGAAATAGTAGGAATGCTGATAGCGTTGAATACCTGCTCACGTTGGATTGTGTTAAATGCAGATGCAACGGCATCGGGTAAATCATCCTTAATAGTTGCGCTTGATCTCTCACCAGTAAATACTTCCAGTTCACGGTAGAAGTGATCTAAGGTCTCTTGGTTGTTAAATGAATCCTCTACAATGTAAACAAAGCCATTCTGACAAGCACTGCTGAATGGAACGAAACGTTGAAGTTTCTTTTTGTTGTTTGGCATTGCATCAGGTTTAACATTGAATCCTTGTGCGATAAGCTTCTTAGCTGATTCAGTATATTCAATGATACCTGCACCAGATGGGTCTTTAGGAAGCACCACAGTAACTTCTGTACCATCAACCTTACTCTGGTTAAGGATTAGCTTATCCCTGTCGCCTGGTAGTCTACGGAAGCGTCCATACACCTTACTCTTCTCGTCGATTGCGTCATAGTCATAGTCACCGAAGATATAAATGTTACCATCACTATCTTTACCTAATTTAACAGAGGCTGTATAGTCAGGGTACTTATATTTTTCAGATGGAATAGATGCTGCTTTATCCCAACCACGAACATAAGTCATATTATTAGGAATTTCGGCATAACTAATCTTGTTCAGCCAATCGCGTTGGAAGTAGCTAGAAGCCTGCTCACGAGCATACCAGCAACCATCCAATAGACGTTCACGGTTAACCTTAGTCTGTGCTTTCAGAGAAGCCAGGTAGTTTGGGTTAAGGCGAATAAGCGCTGGGTTATCAAAGATTGTACCACCAATGAAAACGAAAGTCTTAGGTGGAACATCAATTGTCTCCCCTGTATTCTGGTTGTACTGGCTACACAGATCAGGATATAATTCTCTTAGCTCTTGTTCTGAATCTGAGAATACTGGTTCATCGTTGTTGATGATGAAGTATAACTGCTTACCACACATTTCATCTGTTGGGAATCCTTTCTCGTCCAAATAAGGAAGAACAAACTTCAATACCCAACTATCTGCATCAGGGTTACAGGTTGCCAGACAGAAGCTGGATGTTTCTGATTCAGAACGAAGACGACCAATCAAGTACAGGAACTGAGTGATACTGAAATGCGTAAGCTCGTCAAAGCCTACCATTGAGTACTGTGTACCCTGATGGTTCTGTTCTGCGGTAGATTCTAGCTCCAGATGGTCAAACTTAAGTTTTCCACCTTTGGTGGCTTGGAACTCAATCTCCATAGAAGATTCACGAACGTGTGGTTGCAGAGGTGAGAATAATTTCTTGGCCTCAGTAAAAAGTCCACCAGCGGATCTGTGTGCTTTAGTTGTTCTACGGAAAAGAACACCTTCAAACAAAGGATCTTTGAATGCAAACTTCAAAGCCTTAAGCAGTAACAGACGACTCTTACCACTATTACCTGTGACGAATGTATGCCCTGCTCTACGCAGAATCAGGTATGATGATGGGGTTTCAAAGCAATATTTCAATCCATCTGTCGGCATAGATTCGTAGATCTTGAGTGCAGTGCTTGGCTTCCCTTTGATGTTGAATGGAATTCTCTCACCAAAGAAGGTTTCTACGTATCCTTTTAGAGGATTGCCAGACTGCTGCAAAGCAATAAGATCACCAACTGCAATTTCAAAATGCTTCTTGGATTTCTTTTTCTTGTAAAATACAAACCTATGCTCCATACTTAGCTCTTGGAAAATACCAGCGGCGTTCTGGATTCTATGGAAGTTATCTTTCTTGGTTTCCATCTCAATGAAGTATGGCATAACCAGTTCGAGTTTCTTGTTGCGAGGATTGTATTGATAAATCTTTTCGTTATCGTAATACTTGATTGGTTTCCATCCGTCAGCGGAGAGATATTCCGTTTCAGCAGATACACATCCTGCCGCTCCACCGTAGATCATAACATCAGGCATACTTTCCATAGCGATAGTTTGCTTACCCTCTTGGGCATTAATATGGATGTTATTTACGTTAATCTTTTTCTTAGCTGCTGCTCTTCCCATAGGGAAACTCCTATTTAGCTACAATACCCTTTTCCTGTAGGGTATGCACATATTCCTGTAAACCATCGACTTTGACTCTATCATCTGCCCATAGTTTATTATTATCGGTTTGATTAGCCACTACTTCACCAGGAGTTACCCCATTCTTAAGTTGGCTATCGGTGTATTTTATTGGGATTGACTTAGGCTGCATTAACTTATCAGGAGGGCCAGCTACCGGAGCCGTTGCTACTACCTTGCACTGATCAATTACTAGCGGGGAAGCTTTCATTGAGGAGGCGCAACCCGTTACTAGAAGGACGGAAGCAAGTACCAGTACCTTCGTTAGATTTCGCATAGTCAATTACCTCTTGTTTCTGTTTGGCATATTTCTCATCAAGCTTTTGCTGGAGAGCGTTTGATTTGTCAGTTAGAGTTTGGATCGTGTTATTCAAACCTGCTCTATCTTTATCTGCCTGGATTTGCTGTTGTTCCAGCTTGGCCTTGGCTGTATCCTGTTCTTTCTGGAACACCTGTGTTTGGTATTGAACTCCAGCCGAGTATCCATTCTCGTAGATGTGGTGATGAAGGATCGTTCCTCCGACCACCAAAGCAATAATAATAGCTACGATTAAAACTCCCTTCCTGACATATTTACTAGTCAGTGCTACTTTTACGATTTCTAGCATCTATAAGATCCTGTATGTCTTTGGGTGGGGAGTTATCCTTTACCTTTTTAATCGGCATCGGATTGGCTGTCTTCAACAGCCGGATTAGTGTCTCTTGGTTCATCATCTAACTCATCTTCTAGGTTCCACTCTCGGTTGTAATCGTTCTTACGATCTCTGTGTGTGGAAGCGCGGTTAAAGTCATTCTTAGCTACGAAGTTTCTCATATTATTTCTCCTTGTCTTTATGTAAAAAATCCCCTGCTTTTTAGACAGGGGCTGTAACAATAACAGAAAGGGCGCAAATGCGCAATGAGGAGAGAGGGTAATTAGATAACAATGGCCTGAGATTCAGAGTCTTCCTGATCGTCTTCTGCTTCCATTGAGGCGTGATGTTCTTCGAGCCAGGCTTCAACTTGGTCTTTGACCGTCTTGGCTGCGGTAAATCTAAGGTTAGGCGAAGCTTTTTCATCAACCACTAGATCCGCAATATAACGCATAGCTTCGAGGTATCTATCAGCAAAGATTTCTTTTACTGTACCTTGAGCATCATCCATAGCGTAAATTTGCTGTAGTTCTTTTGGTGGACGTCCAACACTTCTCTTAAGCTTCTTCATAGGTTACTCCTTTTACTACCTGTCTTTACCTTAGCATATTTAACGATTCCTGTCAAGCCTTTCGTCAGAGATGATCATCTTCTCAAGAATGGCAACCAGATTTCTCAACTGACCCTGTTCTGGTGCGAGATAGTTTGTAATGAAAGCGGGATTGTTTATAATGGTCTCAATAGCCTGATAGCAATCACGCCTAGACTCCAATATATCTGGGTCTATGTGGAAATTATGCATTTTTATACCTGTTGATTAGAAAGTGTTCTATCTTGAATATAGCACGTATCTCTGATCCTTACAAGTTAAATCTTTTTGACAGTACCATCGTAAGTAGAGAACCCGCCGAAGCGGGAGCCGTTAGAACGAGATATACCCGTCTTCTCCTACTTTATTAACTTCCATATATAACCAACGAGCGGTATCAACACCTACATCCATCTGGAGAGTAACCGAATAGAAAAGGTTGTTTCTCGAATCAATGATGTTCATAATCACCTGAGATCTTCCATCAGCATAATCGTAATCGTCAATCTGGAAGGTGGACGTTGTTAAATCTTGGTATCTGTAGCTAGGGGTGACTTTACCTTCTAGTGAAGCTGTCCCGTAAACAGTGAAACGTCTCACCATATACTGAGCAGGTGTTGCTTTATCTGTAGCATAGATGCTAAACTCAACACTATCAGCAGATGTTGTTTTGATTTGAAAAGTAATATTCGTATCTGCCAGAGGGAAAGTTTTTAATCCTCCGGTAGCACTTTGAATCTTACCCCTATATGCCCAAAACTTCTGAGGTGTTACTGTCTTTAATTTGGCCCTAAGATTCTGGAGTTGTGTAGTTGTTAAAGAGTCAACTTCAAAACTTCCACTTTTACCATCCTTTCCCTGAATTCCCTGTACACCTTGTGGCCCCTCTGGGCCTCGTGCTCCCTGAGAAGCAAGCAGTGCCCAATATTCACTTGCATCTTCATTAGGTACGTTACCTGTACTCTCTTTTAGGGCAAACCAAGAGGCTCCTGCGTAGCCTACGGCATCGTCTGATTGGTAGGTAGTAGTGGAGTTCCATTGATGCTTCCAGGTTAATCCTGCTGGGCCTACTGGCCCTGCATCACCCTGCCTGCCTTGCTTCCCCTCTGGCCCCGCTGGGCCTTCAAGAGAATCGATAAAATCTTCCTCGGTTCCCTCGTTACCTAAATCTAGCCAGACCTGATAAGCAGATTTACCATCCTTTCCTGGTGTTCCACTACCACCACCTTTTACCCTACTTAAATCCATTGACATTTCAAAAGGCATTACTGGCATTAGCTATTGTCCTCCACGATTTGCACTGAGACTGTGCTTCTCCCCATTGCCCAAACCCTAGAGATTGTTCCTACGACAATACATACTTTATTTGGTAAAAGCAAATATCCATCTGTGCTTGTGGATGAAGGTTTATTTGGAGCAACTTGAATATAAACAGCTACTGAACGTTTGTTTTGAATGGCAATATGTGTGGTAGGAGTAATTCCTGTTGCATCATACAGATCTTGGTATTCTACACCAAGTAATTTTACATCTGGTAGGGTATCAGACATATAGAGGTTCCTTTAAGTAGGAGGTTAGTCTAAAATAGACAATAAAAAACCCCCACCCTAAAAGGGCAGGGGCTTAAGTTTTGCCTGCGTTGAAGAGTCGCAGCCCTCTAACTTGCCTTTCGGCTACTCTTTGAAGGAACTAGGCATTAGTCTTCGAAGATGGACACATAAAGTGTCCGTAGATTTTTACATCTACACCGCTGGCGCGGATATGGTGGGAATAACTGGACTCGAACCAGTGACGACTCGATTATCGGTCGAGCATTCTACCAACTGAATTATATTCCCATATTTGGCACGTAGGTGATGATTCGAACACCTGAACTAACGGGTTTGGAAGCCGTCTCCTGACCACCAGGATTAGTGACCCACGCATTGATTGGCATCGTAGAAAGGATTCGAACCTCTCAGAGAAGGCGATCAACTCCACCTGTGATCCTCATTACTCCAGCGATTAATCACATCACCACCTCCGTCGAGGAAGTATCTCGTAACCATCTTTCTTTCGCTTTGTATCACTACGACATTGTTTGGTGCTCTTGGTGAGACTCGAACTCACACGTCTCTCAACGCCAGATTCTAAATCTGGTGCGTCTACCAATTTCGCCACAAGAGCATTTGTTTGGTTGCGGTAGCGGGAGTCGAACCCGCAATTACTAGGGTATGAGCCTAGTGTGATCTATATGTCCGTTTCACTATACCGCTATTGTTAAATCAGCTTTAAACTAAAAGCATTATCCACGGCCCTATCAGAATCCTATCTTCAATTAGGGAATCGTAGCCTTGATATGGTGCAGATGCAAGGATTCGAACCTCGAACAAACACCTTCGTAGAGTGTTGCCTGTCCATCAGGACACCTGCAAAATGGTGCGACCTGCTGGTAACGATCCAGCCTTTCTGCCTTTTCAGGGCAGCACACATCCGTCTATGTCAAAGTCGCTTTGAAACCGATACCATCTTCGATTTCTATTGTTTGGTCAGTCCGGTAGGATTTGAACCTACGACCCATTCCTTCCAAAGGAATCACGCTACCTGGCTGCGCTACAGACTGATAATATTTGAATGCACTTCTCTGTGACAGTTTGAGCAAAGAAGAATACACTTTTTAATCTCTAATAAATATGCTTCCCAAGATCTCTTAATAGCGTTAGAAGGATCGTGAAGTTTATCACTTGTAGGGTGATGCCACTCTAAAGCCTCGGAACATCTTTTATAACCACATACGTGACAACCTAATTCTAATTTCATAAGCTTAGATCTGATACCACGAATATCTTGATGTACTCTAGCTCTCTCGCTCTTGGTTAAGCCTTCTGGAACACAATCAAAACAAAATGTTCTGTTGTTTCCTCCGTGTTTTCGCACTACTTCAAATTCTTTCTTGCAATACTCACAACTTTTCATACGTCATCTCCTATTCTAGTAATGAAAAGGATGATAGCATAGTTACTTAGAGTTGTAAATAAGCTTTTTGGGGTGGCTAATGGGACTCGAACCCACATAGAACTGCATCACAAGCAGCGTCATTAAGCCATTATGATATAGCCACACATTAATGCTCTCATTGAAAGCACTAAAATTTGGCAGGCCCACCAAGAATTGAACTTGGGCTAGGAGAGTCAAAGGCTCCTGTGCTACCTCTACACTATAGGCCAATCATTTGGGCGAACAGGAAGGAGTCGAACCTTCTTACATCTCCTTTGGCGAGGCTATGTATTCTTGAAATGCCCATACTAATTATGTTTTGTTAGTCAAACAAGCGCCAACTTGCGAACCCTAACGCTGCACTTTCATATTGCATCTATCCGATAATTTGGTGAAGCTAGAAGATAAATCTTCATTTGTCAATCTCGGAAGTGACAAGTTTTGCATTAAACTATAGCTTCTTTTTTGGTATCGTGGACGGGATTCGAACCCGTAAGCAGAAAACTGCGCCAGATTGAAAGTCTGGTTACTTAGGCCAATTTGTATACCACGATATAATTTGGAGCGAGATATCGGATTCGAACCGATGACGAACTGCTTGGAAGGCAGACACTCTACCAGACTGAGTTAAACTCGCAATGTTGAAGGGCTAGCTGTGTGCTGCATATAGAGACATTGCACACCCACGCTCTAAATATTCTCGTTGGAAAATACTTAGAGAAGTCTCTACTGGTATCCAGTTATTCCCCTTCTTGGGATACTCCGCGCTACGCTTCACAGCGTTTCGTCTTATTTCAAAGACTCATCAGGCGCGTTCGCTTGATAATTTGGTGCTTGCAACAAGAATCGAACTCGTGACCTGATGCTTACAAGGCAACTGCTCTACCTACTGAGCTATACAAGCATTATTTGGCGATCCTAGCAGGACTCGAACCTGCAACCGGTGGATTAACAGTCCACTGCTCTACCATTATAGCTATAGAATCGTTGTTTGGTGAAATCTACTTTTCGAGCTTGTATCCCCGAAGGACTGAGTGATATAGATCACGCCATCTCGTCTTCCCTTATTTCGATTTCATTATTTGGTGGGGCTGCCTGGATTCGAACCAGGGCGTGGTATGCCTGATTTACAGTCAGGTGCGTTCGGCCTCTCCGCCACATCCCCTTAAACCTTATTTATCAATACTCTATCATAAAAGTATTCAGAAGTAAAGATTTATTTTACTTTTTGTTTGGTGCATCGCGGAGGATTCGAACCTCCAGTATTCTGATTAAAAGTCAGATGCCTTATCCAGTTTAGCTAGCGATGCGTGGAGGAGAATATCAGACTTGAACTGATACGCCGCGTTTCCGCGACTACTGAGTGTTTAGCAAACACTTCCCTTACCATTAGGGTTAATTCTCCATTACTTCTTATTGGTGTGATTTCTCACTCAATATCTTAATTGGCGGGGATAACGGGAATCGAACCCGTGGCTCCGAAGTGACAGTCCAGTATTTTTACCAGCTAAACTATATCCCCAAATTTGGAGGAAGATAATGGAATCGAACCATCACCAGCTACTAACCGATGGGCTGGTTTTCAAGACCAGTTGTTTACCATAAACCCTATCTTCCTAAGTAGTTGTTAACTAACAATCTTCTCTACTTAATACCAATGTACCACGTATTTGATTATCTGTCAACAACTATTTTAAACTATTTACTACTTACCAGAGCGAGCGCGTTCACGCTTCGTTTTACCAGTACGGATACGGTGAGACACTTTCTTCACTTCGCCGTTAATGGTCATTTCTACTGGCTTGCTTTCGGTCTGAGTAGACTTGCTCTCAAACTGGAAAGGCTGAATGATCTTATCTACTGCGCTTACTTTCTTACCCATTATGTCTCTCCTTATATGATTATTTGAAATTGTACCCCTCTGTCGCCGCAAGCGGGGTTACTTACTATGATCGGAAAACAAAAAGTTACAATAACTTTTAAAAACGATGGCTTGTATATTTCATTAGATTGTGCTCGACAAGAAGGCTAGTCTACAAACGCTACAATTCTAAATCAACGCATATACCAGACGCAAACTGGCACTCCGTGAGGGACTCGAACCCCCAACCTAGAGAGTAGAAATCTCTTGCGCTATCCAATTGCGCTAACGGAGCAAATATTATTTTAAACCTTGTTGGTCAGTGAGGTAACTATACTACAGAAATGGTATCGAAGTCAATATGTTTTTTAAATCTTTTCTTCTTATTTCCATTTACTACACCACATACCGGACATTTTTGATTTATGCCTACAAGAGCACGATCACAACCGCACCATTCTAAGACTCTCTTAGGTGATTTAGCTTTGATTCTATTCGAATGTCTTTTGTAAGTCAATCTCTTTTCTCCCTTCTCGACGAGCTTTCTTTCTTTTGGCTTTATCAATTATCTTACGACAAGTCCAATGTCGCTGGGTGCGGTCAGGATGGAAGCAGCAACCCCAACCACAGATAGAGTTATCTTTCTCTGTATGTCCATATGGTTTCATCATTACCTCCGATAAATATTTTAATTTAGAGAAGTTGGCTCCGAACTCCAACGTGAGGCACCAAGTCATACCATCTCTCAAGTATTCCTACTATATTGATCAGTCTTTCAGGTAGCAGTTAAGCACACATTATCTAAGCAGCGGATCGGACTCCGCATTTTCTCTACATTAAAACACTTCTAAAGAAGCCCCCGAAGGGGCTTATTAAATTACTTGCCGTTGTTAACGGTAACGCCCTGACGCTGCGCATCAGCACGAGCGATTTCCAGACGGGTTTCACGTTCTGCGGTAATCTGACCTTTCAGATCTTTGTTCTGCTCTTCGAGGAAGGCAATACGCTGTTCAAACGACTTCTCGTTAGCTTCGAACTGAGCGATAGCTACGCGATGGTTTGATTCGATTGCAGACTTCTGAGCGTTAAACGCGATGGCTGCTGAACGTTCACCCGCTGACTTGGCTTCTGCCAGCGCATCTTCATTTGAATCCTGAGCTACAGCCAGATCGGAACGAAGGGTTGCCAGTTCTTTAGGATCAATAGTTACCAGACTACGAGATTTCAGAAGAGTGCCGAGTACTTTATCTTCGTCTTCGATTACTTTCAGTTTCAGTTCAGCGGAAGCTTCACGGAATTTAGTATCGAACTGCTGATTCAGATTGTCCAGGTCATTCTGCTTGTACTCAATGTCTGTCGCCAGAGAAACTGCTTGGTCAGCGATTGCTGCCAGATCCTGAGTAATTTTAACCAGGCCAGTTGCTGCGGTGTTCAGTGCTTTGGTAGAACGGTCTGCTACGGTGATTACTTTTTTAACTTCTGACATATCTATATTCTCCTCTAAGAATTATTTATTTTTGATTAGTAATCTGCTCACTATAATAATGAACAGAGCATTAAGCAAAATTGGAGCCGGATGGTGGAGTCGAACCACCTATGTATTCACACCACCCTAAAAGTGAATGCTGTTTTCGGGCTTTGATGGCCCCGCCCTTACCCAAGGGCTTATCCGGCGTTAGTTGATGCGTAACAGGACTCGAACCTGTAATGTGTGAGTCATCGGCGGCTTCCGGTAAGCTACGGCGCTCAACCGTAGTAGATTCCCTATTCCCCCGCGTCTACCTATTTCGCCAGACGCATCATTGTTTCAACGAGGAGGATATTAACACGGTTTTTGATGCCGTGTCAACACCTTTTATTTAAATAATCTCAATAATTCGCATTTATTTCTCCCTCTGAGATTATTGGTTATGTAGAGGAAAGATCAGTATGGTTTCGACACTTGCTACCAAGATGCTTACCTACAGCGAAAGCAACAAGTAATGAAATCAACTGTGCGGAGATTGCTATTTCAAGAGCCATAAATGCTCCTTACGTAGTTGATCCGTTCATTGTAGAGATTACAATTTCGGATTTTACGGTTTGTGATCTAACCCACGCTGGGCCAAACTCGGGGGCAATAGTGCTCCAGTTTGACAGACGGTGATGATCGTGAGTAAAAGCTGTAGGCATTGTATCACTAAAGGCCAAGTAAACGTTACCTACTCGTACCTCAACAACTGAAACAGTGCTTCCGTCAATCACTTTAATCCAACCATCAGTATCGGTTAGTGCGTATGACTTAGTTGCCATTGTATTTCCTTAATCTAGGTTATTATTGGGGGAGGGTGTATAGGGAGTAAGAACGTCAGTAAGATCCTGATGCTGATACTCTCTATATTCTGAATCATCTGATGCTAGGCTTGTACATACGGAACATAAATCTGATTCTTTAATCAGTCCACCTTTGGAGGCAAAAGCCTTATTGTGGAGTTTCCGATTACACGCTTTACATCTAAAATGAAAACTGTGTCCATTCATAGTAATTGCTCATACACAGAGGGAGTATTAGCAAGAGTTAATATACCACGAATGGAGGGGAGTTGTCAATCTATCTAACTCACCCCCTCACCCTTTAAGCCTTATTTAAGATATTTACGTACCGTATCGTCCAGTGTGGCTCGTACTTCATCAATATTAGTATCAATCACCATCAGACTATCACGGAAAACTTCCAGCAATTCGTTCTTAGGGTGAGAAACGTCTGACAAAGACAAACCATCTTCAAGAGTCAAATCACCTTCTGGATTTGCCACAACAGCTAAGAATCCACGAGCAGAACGTTTACCTGGATCAGTCTTCGGCTCTTTGCTCACAAGAATCTCGTTACCATCAATAACACAACCTGTAGCTTTACAAGCAAACCCGAAGGTATCACGAGTGCTGTAGTTGTAAGTATAGCTACCAACACCCAGAACAATGTTACTTGATGCAAAACCATTTCCTTCCAGGCGCTTAAAGATCTCTTTGGTCAGAGAAACAGTGATGCTATCGCCGTAAATCAGTCCAATATGAGAATCTAACTCTTTATAGCCCTTAGAGTTGATTTTACCACCAAACTCTTCCCACAACACCTGGATAGTACCTACGGCCTCGTGACGAGGAATCTCCACGTACTCTTCGTAACCATACTGCTCGTTGTCCTGAATACGCAGGTAAACTTGTTCATCTGCGATGTATGCAACTTCGGTGAGAAGAGCACGACTTGAGTTTTCAAAGATCTCACGAGAAGCAAAGGTCTCAACATAGTATCCACAGATAATATGCAGGGGCTTGCCGCTATCTGGACGAATTACCAGTTTACCATCTCGTTCCATAATCTCTTGTTTCAGAACTGGAAGGATCTCAGTAACCAGCGCCCAATAGTCGTAGCTGTCTGCCACATAAGACACAATGCCATCAGGGTAAATCTGAGTCAGATATTTACGCAAGAACTCCAGTTCAGAGAAGAATCGTTGTTCATCAATGTTCATTGCTGCGAAGCCGTCAACTTCAACCATCAGTTTAGCGAGAATATCACTAATATTAGTTGTTGCAACACTGTGCTCAGATGCAGGAATGCTCCCAGCAACAAAAGTATCTTCTCCGTAGTAGAAATCATCTACGTAGCAAACAGCACGAAGAGTATCAGTACCTTTGAATGACATTAAGTGACCAAAGCCAGAGCGATATCCGTCATCGATACCAGACAAACCACGAGCAGAGAAGTCGTGGAACTGGAATGCTAGGTGATCTTTAGAATCACAGGTCAAATCTGCGTACTGTTCACCAAGCAGGCGGTACTGGAAAGCAATGGTTGCGTTATTCATTGTCTTCCAAGTTTCTGCACTCAGCATAGTTTCCAGATAGTTCACCAACCACGCAAAGCCTTTAACGGTATTGTGAATTGTATACACTGGAACCTGGATAGGACACAGAACACCTTCCGGCAACGCACGTACTGATAGAGGCAGATAACCCAAATCGTGCAGTGCTTCAATATGATCAGTTCGGTTCTGGCGTCCGTTGTAACGAGTCATAAACTTCGAGTACTCAGCCACCACTTCATCCTTCGGACGAGAGAAGAAGTTTTCGTTCCAGTCGTCAATCAGACGTTCTTTGAGAACACCCTGAACACCAGCAGAGATAACGCCACGCGGTGCGTTTGGTGCGTAGTGTGTGAAATACTTATCACCACGAGGAGTGAAGTTTGAAAACAGCGTATCCATATTATCGGCATACTGATCGATGTGAGATGGTTTGTAGCCGTCAGTGTTAAACAGTGGGTTTTTAATGCGCTTAGCCATAATTGTTCTCCTCTTTGTTTTTGATATGGGAGAGTCTACACCCTCCCTTCTTATTGTCAATACTTAGTTGTAGTATTTTGACAGTAAAACTTTGCGACTGATACCTTGGTTCAACACTAAGATATCCTGATCAGCTTCAATGTTGTCTTTCCAGACGTTGAGAGAGTGAACCCGATCAATAGTTCCTTCTAGAGGACGTAAGCCTTTAGAGAAGATACCGTGTGTGACGTATAAATCGATACGTCCTGCGTTGCGGCTTCGAAGCAGTTCTGCCAGCTTAATGAAGGTGTAGCCGCCATCACAGATATCATCCACCATAATCAGATTCTGACCTTTAAAATCTTTGACAGAGATATCTGTATGTTTGATTGCACCAGTAGATGTATCACGAATCTTCTCTGCGCAATACACATCAACACCACCTAATTCCTTAGCAACCTTGAAGATTTTCTTCAACGCTCCGGCATCAGGAGAAACGATAGCGAAATCTTCTTTAGGAATGTAAACGCCAAGCATCTGCTTAACAATCTCTTCCTGGGGGATAACTGTCAGTCGTTCAATCAGAGCCGGAGTAACATCACTGTGAGGATCAGCAATCACAACCTCGTCAAACTTCAAGGCGTTAAGCATAGAAGCAAAAGCCTTAAGCCCGAATGCCTCTCCTGCTTCACAGGCACGATCCTGACGACCGTAAGGAACGTAAAGCATAATCAGCTTAACTGGAATGTGGAAGTGCGCACAGCGGGTTATAGCGTCTTTCACCATAGCCAGTAACATAAAGTCTTCTGCGCTACGAATCTCAGTTTCAATCACCACTTCATCGCCATAACTGATATCTTGAAGTGTTTTCGGTAATACTACGTGCTGCTCACCAGCCGAGAAAGTGAAACTCTTAATCGGGCATTCGATACTTTGAAGATTAAATCCTAACATAGTGCGGATTGTGATTCTCATAATGACACCTCCATCTTAACAGAATTTGCTACCTGGACAATCATTTCTTCGTCTGGTGACACAAGACAGCCATCTCGTAGGCGAACACATTGCGGATCACCATATCCGTCCGTCTCATCCGACTTGATATAAAAATCGTTATCCATCAGGAAAACAGAACCTGACTTAATTCGATTTAACTTCTCTTTCACTGTAGGGCTTTTGTGTTCAATCTCAATCATAGAATACCTCCATTGATGCGTTGTGTATAGGAGTGACTTCGTGGCTCTGCGAGATACGGCTGATATCGCCTGTAGCTAAATCAACACAAACTGATGAATGACCTGTTCCCACCTCGTCCGTCTTCATAAACACAGAGTCTTCAAACTTGAATAAACCACCAATCGGTAAGAGCAGAATGCTGGTTTTATTTTTCTTGGCTACTTGTTTAATTTCTAACATATTCCCTCCTGTTTGTTTCGATGGATGTAATGTACTCCTTAACCACTTTACCTGTCAAACACTATTTTAAAAATAATCCTTCTATATAGATCTGTTGTTCCTGCGTCACAACATCTCTGTTATCTAAACTCACTACGTTCGTTAAGATAAAACAACCTAAAACATTAAAAACAAAAGAAGTTATTACTACTCACTCCCTTCGGTCGTTCGTAGAAGATCAGTAGGGTAACACACATCAAAAGAAAAGTCAACAACAAAAGAATAAATATTTAAGTCTTTTAATACTCAGTATGTTCGCTTCGCTCCCATACTTCGTAAGTAGGGTATCACATTCTGTTAATGAAGTCAATGCTTGATTTGTCTTATTCTATCGTGTAGAGTGCAGGCTTGATTTGACGAAGGAGAACCCAATTGAAAAAAGTTAATAAATCGCTTGCTATGTCTATTCTAGAGATGCACAATAAAGACCTTACTCCAAAGGCTAAGAGAGGAGGTGCAGCAAAGCATAAAGCTAAGCTGGATAAAACCGATTCTAAGCTATTGAAGAGTGAACCTTGGTGATTCATCGTCTTTAATGAGATGACGCCTTAGAATGTGATACAGGAGGTGCTAGGTGTATACTATCGTTAGTAAGCTGGTGTTTGGTGAAGTGTACCATTGCGTTTGCGAAAACGGCGTGAGTGTTGGAGCCTGGCACCATCTTGATCTACCTGAAAAGTTTAAATATTTGTTGGAGAATTAATATGCCTATCTATAACTATAACTGCGAAGAACACGGATCATTTGAAAAGATGAAGAAGATCTCTGAACGATCTTATGCTCCGTGTCCTGAATGCGAACAAGAATGCCAACAGCAGATCACTGCCCCTCGTATGGTGCAGGGTGGCTATATGGATAAGTCTATGAAGTTTAGTAAGAAGTTCTGATAAGGAGGTATTTAGAGTATGAAGATTATCCCATTGAGTATTGCAAAGTCGTATGTAAGCCATTGGAGTTGGTGGGAGGGTGTCCGAGAACTCCTGCAAAACGCTGTGGATACAGCAAATTATGAAGTCCTGGTGGAGGACTCAGAGATCACGATCATCTCTCGGGGTGAAAAGATACCTGTGAGTGCATTGCTTATGGGTAAATCCGGCAAGCAGGACGACGATTCCACTATTGGTAAATTTGGTGAAGGTATGAAATTAGCCTTCTTGGTTCTTGGTAGATTAGGTGCAGAGGTTGTGGTTAAAAACTACGACGAAGAATGGCATCCAGCCTTCCAGTACAATGATACTTTTGAAGAAGAATGCCTTTCCATTGGCATTGTATCTACCGATAATTTAGGAGAGGTGCAAATTTCTATCAAGAATATCCCAAACAATGTGATTTCTGAGGTGGAAGATAAGTTTTTACCACTGCAAAACCGTACTCCAGTACACAAATCGTACAACGGAGAAGCATATGAGAAGGATGCAGATGGCTGTGACCTCTATATCAACGGGATCTTTGTTTGTAATGTGGAAGGAAAGTACAAATATGACTATAACTTCCGTCCTGCTGCCTTCACCCTAGACCGTGATCGCAACACTGCAAAGGATTTTGAGGTTCGTTGGGAAGCAAGTGAACTTCTAATGAAGGCAAATCAGTTCCTTCTTATCGCGGAAATGTCTTCCTCTGGGTATTTGGATGTTGAACACTTCAAGTATCACAACCACTACACCAGTGATTCGGATAAAGAGTCAATGGAGGACAGGGCTGTAGAGTTATTCTATGAGGAGCACGGTAATAACGCTTGGGCAATTAACCGTTCTTGGGTGGATGGTAAGCGTAGATTAGTAGCAGAAACCTGCATTTCTAAGGGTTATATCCCTGTAGAAGTGCCAGACGGTTTATTCCACCTGCTAAAAGGACAGTTTTCGGTTGACAACGGCATCGAAGAGGTGTTAACATTCAAGCCAATCGAGTTCTTGGAAGGATTCCTTTCAGAGAACAAACGACATATGCGAGCTAAGCCTATCAGAAAGCTAAAGGCTATCATTGATAAACTCAAAATTATCCAAGGAGGATAAATGAATCCAATCTATACAATCTTTTTGGATGACCATAAAGTAGAGTCTTCGCTATCATATGCAGAGATTAAATCCAAGTTTCTTTCTTGGATTGAATATACTAAACAAACAGACGCCGCTTACCAGGCGGTAACAGTAATCAAAGATATGGAGGTGTTACTTGAGTATCGACGGTCGAATCCCACTGCCAAATGAGACAGTGTTTGAAGCAAAAGAAATGTTCTATACTTGCATCGGTAAAGGTGGACTTTATCGTACAGTAGGACGCGCACGAGGTGCGGGTACTTCTCGTGAGACAGGTGTCATCATTGTGTACGAAGACGTTAACTCGTTAGAGCATATGCCTTTCTTCCGTACTCTGGAAGATTTCCAGGAGCGTATGCAAGAGGTGGACATTAATGAAATTATCGCAGCGCAAGAGCAGTATTAAGAAAGCAGCCCCTAAAAGGGCTGCTCCAAAGAAACGTGCTCCGGCTAAACCAAAAGTTCCAAAGACTTTAAAGGTGGCTAAGTCTGTTCCTGTGAAGAAAGGTAAGTTTGATACGGAGGCATTTACGTTCAACACTCCAATCGAACATATTGAAGCAGCAATGGATAGGCTGAACAAACAGGATGAAGATCCTATGGCAGAACCGTTCACTAAGGACGAGATCTACTGGATGGTTGTTTGGACTGAAATGTTACCCGAAGCAAAAAGAAGAAAAATGACTCACGTTCCTTGTTGCGCAAAAGAACGTGCTGTACTAAAATTACCTAAACTTTAGGAGGAAGATATGACACCAGGCACTACCCTGTGGTTAGATGATGTTCGTGACCCAAACAACTTTGATATGCAAGGTGCTGTCTGGATCAAAAACTTCCAAGACTTCGAAGATACTCTTACCCGCTTGATTTGGGATATGACTGATGATAATATTGTTCATATCAGTTTCGACAATGACCTTGGGGAAGAGAAAGAAGGCTATCACGGCTTCTGCATTCTTGAGGAATATCTGCATATGGGTTATTTTGAAGGACTGAAAAAAGTAACTGTTCATTCATCAAACCCTAGCGCAGTTCATAAGTTTATGTTAGCATCTCGTACATTCAAAGCTCACTTTGATGTAGACGTTGTGAGAAGACCACTATAAGGAGAAGATTATGTCTGATGTGAGTATTAAACTAGATTACCTCAGGGCTTACCGAGAAGAGCTACAAGAACCTATGGATCGTGTATTAGCACGAAAGGCTCTTTTCACTGGAAAGGTTCCAGTAATGATCTTCGAAGAGATGGTGTCCTTTGACGGAGATATCTTTGACGAATTGTTTGATTTTTACGTGTCAACAGGCCGTAAGCCAAGTCGTCGCCCTATCTTAGCCAGGATTTATCCTTGGTTTGGTTATATCAAAGGTAATGTTTATTGGGCAAAAGCTGTTGATGTAGAAAGACAGGCTCTGCGTAAAAACCAAATGAAAGACTTGCATTATTCGGAAGATAATGTACACTTCGTATCTGATGTTCACTTTCTTCATAAGAACATTTTGCGACATAACCGCGAACACATTGCGGATATTGATACGATGCACCAGTTGATTATCGACGAGTGGAATAAACAGGTGAAGCCTAACGATTTAGTGTTTGACCTGGGAGATCTCACTCTTGGTAGTATGACGAAAGGCTTGAAACTACTTGAGCAGTTGAACGGTTTTATTATTCATCTGAAAGGTAATCACGTCAGCGAAAAAGAGTGGGAATACTATGATGTAAACCTACCTAAGCAAAAGTTTGTTGACAGCAGTTATTTTTGCACTACACTGAACGGGCAGAAGATTGCTATGTGTCACTTCCCAATCTTAAGTTGGGATGATATGCATAAAGACAGTTGGCACCTGTTTGGTCACTGTCACGGTAGCAATGCAATGGAACAACATATGGGCAAGGCAATGGATGTTGGAGTAGATGCTACTGTAGGTATCACCAAATCCCTACGCCCTGTCTCTATGGCAGAAGTAGGAAAAGTTATGGCTAATAAACGCATTGTTAGCTGGGATCATCACGAAGTAGGAGGAAATTAATATGAGCAATGTAAAATACCCGAGCACAAATCAATTCCGTCAGGTTGTACGTACAATGAAAACTCAACTTGAGTATGATCATTACAATCCTGAAACTCAGGAGCACGTCACTAAGATTCCAGAAACTTACGTCATCCCTTATGTCGGTACGGTTAAAATCCACGGTACAAATGGTAGCGTACTGTTCCGCTCAGAAGATGAGTTTATCTTCCAGTCTAAAGCGCAGCAGGTGGATATCGGTAAAGACAACGCTGGGTTTGCAGCATTTATGCATCGGAAAGATATGGCTAAACTTCTGGGCCAAGTGAAAGATATCTGTGAAGAGAAAGGTATCACATTTGAGTTCCCTGTTGAAATCGCTGGCGAATGGGCAGGCCGTGGCATCCAGAAAGGTGTTGCTGTAACTGAGCTAGATCCTTTCTTCACTGTGTTCCGCGTAGCGGTTGGTGAACGCCCTAACGGTGGTCTGAAATGGCTTCCTACTGGTATCATTGGTAGCGTAAATGACAATGAAGCACGTATCTTTAACGTGTTGCAGTTTGGTTTCGTCACACTGAACATTGACTTTGAAAAACCAGAGTTGATTCAGAACACGCTTGTACAGATCACCGAAGAGGCTGAAAAAGAATGTCCAGTTGGTAAGTTCTTTGGTATCTCCGGTATCGGTGAAGGTTTTGTTTGGACACCAGCAGATGAATCTTTAGCTCTTGATTCAGGACTATGGTTTAAAGTCAAAGGTGATAAGCATTCTGTCTCTAAGGTCAAAACCTTAGCCAGTGTTGACCCAGAACGTATGGCAAACATCACAGAGTTTGTAGAATACGCTGTTACTGAAAATCGCCTGAATCAGGCTCTGGGTGAAGTTGGCCTTGATAAGACTAAGATTGGCGAGTTTGTTAAGTGGATGAGCACCGATATTCTTAAAGAAGAAGGTGATGTTATGGAAGCATCCAGCTTGACGATGAAAGATGTTGGTAAGAATATCTCTGACAAATCTCGTAAATGGTATATGGCTAAACTGTAAGAGGAGAATTAAAATGCAAGTAACAGACTTCCTGAAAACACCTGGTAACTCACTGACGCTGTTAACCTTATCTACTGGTATCAAGGTGAAAGAGTATCCAGAAGAAGGGCTTTATGTCCTGAACTACGATCAGATCGATAGCCCTAAAACGCACCCTCTGGTTATGGAGTGCCGAGCACTTATCCTCGACAGGGAGTTTAATGTAGTTGCTCGTGCATTTGACCGATTCTTCAACCTCAATGAAGCGCCGGAGACACAGGCGCATTTAGATTGGGATATAGCGGAGATTGCAGATAAGATTGATGGTAGCTTGATCAAGCTGTATTATTGGAATGATGCTTGGCATTTCTCCACTCGTGGTACTGCCTTCGCTGAAAGTCAATGTATGAATAGTGAATACACATTTCACGATCTGTGCGTAAAAGCTTCTGACGCTAACTATATGGAAGAAGTAGAGGCGTCAGCAGAACTGGCTGACCTTGACCGTGGAGTAACATATCTCCTGGAACTTACTTGTCGTGAAAACCGAGTTGTCACGGTATATGAGGGTTATGATCTCCACTTCTTAGGTGCTCGTCGGAATGATACTGGCGAATATGTAACAGTGCCAGGTAACTCTTTATGGGTTATGAACTGGCTTGACGTTAAGAAGTATAAGTTTGATAGTGCTCAAGCCTGTAAGGAGACAGCAGAGAAACTTCCTAACTTGGCAGAAGGTTATGTTGTTTATCAAGATGGCATCCCTGTGTGCAAAGTTAAATCTCCAGCATACGTGGCTGTTCATCATCTACGTGGTAATGGTATCCCATCACTGAAACGAATTGTAGATCTGGTGGCTGTTGGCGAAGAAGATGAGTATTTGGCTTACTTCCCAGAAGATAAGAAGTATTTCGATCCTGTGATTCAAGCTAAGTCTTGGATTATCAACCAAGCGGATGCTATGTGGCACGTAGCTAAAGACATTGAAGAGCAGAAGAAATTCGCTATCGTTGTCAAGGATCTTTCTTTTTCTTGGTTACTGTTCCAAGCAAGAAAGCTAAACAAAGAACCGTCTGAGGTGTTTAATTCTTCTCCGCTGGAGAAACGTTCTAAGACGATTCTAAATTATGTTGAAAAGGCAGGTAATGCCTTAAACTAAGGAGGGAAGTTGAAGAATTTTTACATCATCCGTGGTGTATCTGGTAGTGGAAAATCCACTCTTGCTAAAACAATGGCTGAGGCTCTTGGAGCCTCGCATTTAGAAGCAGATATGTTACTGTATAACACTGAGGGCCAATACATCTGGACTAAAGAGGGTGTATCTGAGGCACATCGTCAAACAGCTATCCACCTCTATCACTTGATGGAGGCGGGAACACCTAATATCATTCTGTCCGATACGTCTGCTAAGCAAAAAGATATGCAAAAGTATATTGACCTGGCAAACGAGAAAGACTACACTACAACGGTGCTGGTGGTTGAAAACCGACACGGAGGTAAGTCAATCCACGAGGTTAGCGAAGACACTTTAGCAAAACAACGTGATCGTATCAGAAGCACTATTCAACTCTAAGGAGAAAAATATGTTGATTAAAGATTTGAAACCAGGTACAATATATCGCATCAAAGACACTGACTTCTTCCAGAATAAAATGATGGTCATAGAAGTGCCGTATGATGTCAAGATGGTAGATGCCTTTAGTGATAGTGTATTTGAATACAAACTGGCGTCCATTGACCTAGAAAGAAATTTATTGGTTCAATGGTGCGGTCACGAAAGACTTGAAGCAGTAGTTCTAGAAGAAGGAGATGAATAATGTCAACAGCAATCTATGTACGTGGTGAACGTGGTGATCAGAACCTGTTTTCCTTCAATGATGATGTTTCTCAGTATAACATTCGTCGTGAGATGGAAGATTTTGTTCGTGAAGCTCGTGGTTTCGTTTTAGAGGAATTCCTTATCAGTACCACTCGTGGTGACTACTGGTATATGGATATTGAAGGCTTGGTGAACGATATTGGTGAGTTTTCTGTGGAGATGAATGGCTAATGAACAAAGTCCCTGATTTCAAAATCGGGGATATCGTCAAGCTTAAATCTGGCGGTGTTCCTATGACTATTCTTTGTCTTTACGAAGGTAGTTCACGAGTAGTTTGGATGAACTTAGTTGGTGACTTGCAGACAAACACTGTAAGCAACTCTGTTCTTCGTTTTCTAAATGATGAGGAGTATCAATGCACCAAGTAAAAACTACTCTGTATGCTCTGAACAAAGATGAAAGTTTTCAGCAGTGGAAAGTGTTTACTGTTGGGAGCACAATTGTTGTAGAGTTTGGAAAGTTGGGTGGAAAAATCCAAGTCAAACGCACGGAAGCAAAGCCTAAGAATGTAGGTCGAGCTAATGAAACGACAGCAGAAGAGCAAGCAGTATTGGAAGCAATCTCTAAATGGGAAAAGCAAGTCCGTACTGGATATCGTGAATCTACGGAAGAACTGGAAACAGTTGAACAATTTTCTCCTATGCTTGCCCACGATGGTAACAAGCGCAGCCACGATATTGTGTATCCTTGTTATGTTCAGCCGAAGCTGGATGGTTTACGTTGCTTGGTTACTTTTGATGTATCTGGCAATCCTATTTTCAATAGTCGAGGGAACAAAACCTATCCGATCCAAGGAAAAATAGCCGAGCAGTTGAGTGAGTTACGGGATAAAACCCTAAACACAATCTTCGAAAACCGTACTCCTATGTTCGACGGTGAAGTATATCTCCACGGTTTAAGTCTGCAAAAGATTGTAGCTCTGGCTAAAAAGTGGCGTACTCACGCTCAGATTGAAGTTGAGATTGATAAAGACTTTGAGGCAGACAAGAAGCGTCGATCCAAGGCAATTGCATCAGGCGAACCCACTTGGAAGAACTTTGCTAAGCGGGAAATAAGCGTTGACGTTGAGCCAGTACGCGATACTGATCGATACAACGGTTATGAAAGTGCTGATCTCCAGTTCCACATTTTTGATATTCCTGACGCTAAAAAGCAATGGTACATCAAGAAACCAGAAGATCAGATTAAATGGGCAGATTGCCGACTAACTGATTTGATGCTCACCGAACTGGAAGGGAGCGGTATGAGTCATTTGGTTTTTGTACGAGGTAAAGTCCTCAGCACAGAAGCCGAAGTAAAAGAACAGATTGGTATTTATATGCAATCAAACTATGAAGGCGTAATTGTACGTAACTTCAAAGGTGTGTATGAGTTCAATCAACGTTCATCTGACCTGATTAAATGGAAGATTTTCCAGACGACCGAAGCATTTGTTTTTGGATTTGAGATTGACAAGAACGAGGAAGTTCTGTTACACTGTCGTCTTCAAAGTGGTGTCGAGTTCAAAGTTAAGATGAAAGGCACCCATCAGTATCGTATGAACTGTATGTATCTGGTAGGTAAGTTCATCACCATCAGTTTCCAGGCATACACAGACGACGGAGCGCCTAGCTTCGCATCAGGCATCACAGAACGTGATGTTAATCCTACAACTTGGGAGGTATTAGAATAATGCTTACTACCGCAGTAGTTATTTTATCAATCGTATGGATTGCGTTTTTCGCATACTACGTACTCAACACAGAACACAAGACCACGTTTGCTAGTATCCTGAGTATCTTTATCGCATACTTTGCCGGATATGGCGCAGCAGATTGGATTCTTAAAGCAGCAACCTGGATCGCACAATAAATAAATAGAGGGCTTCGGCCCTCATATAGGAGAGATAATGTCTAAGAAGTTTTACAAAGAACAACGCAACCATTCAGCATTCTTCATTTCAGCAGTTAATAACGTCATTGCGTGGAACGCAATTGCTATGAACGAATCTCCGAATAACTTTGAAGAGTTTGCCAAGCGCTTTACTCACGAGAAGTTTTCACATCAGATTGAACTGGTGGAAGAAGAACTAAAAGAATACCGTGATGCATTCCAAAACAACGATCAAGTTGAAATGCTGGATGCAGCCGCAGATATCTTCGTTGTCTCTGGTTTCCTTACTTATATGTTCTTCGGTGCAGATATCACAGAAGAGTTTATGAAGTATGGGGTTGGTGATCATCTGGCTAGCGATCCGTATGAAACACTGTGCCGTTCCCGCGAAGTACTGGATACCTCTGATCAGATGGCCTTTCTAATGGCGGCTATCTTCCGCTCATCTCGTGATTCTTTGGTTAAGACCGTCCACGATGGTAAAGGTGCTTTGACAGAAGTTCTGCGTAGCAACGACAGCAAGTTTCCTACCGAGGAAGCGCTTCGTGAAAGCCACAAACTCCCTGATGCTCCATTAGAGGATGTTCTGGCAGAAGAACTGGTATGGATTAAGGCAAACCGTACCGAATATTCTGACTTCGGTTATGTTTACAATGAAGAGTTTAAGGTGTATGCTTTCGTTGATGGTAACGGCAAGTATATGAAGCCTTCTACTTTCAGCCCAGCAGATCTTACTCCGTTTATGGTGAAGTGATGAGCGCAGCAACACAAGCAATGCAGTATCAGTTGGTTCAAATCATTAAGCAGTTGAAAGATGCTGGCCTTGATGATATTACCACAGAGGATGTGACTTTAACCCATTCTCAACGCGGTAAGCTGGTTGTTCACTTCTATACAGAAGAACAATGGTTGGCTAATCCAAGCAACAAAGCAACGACTGCACAAGTAGTGATGAATAAAGCATATAAAGGTTGCAAACTTCCTGATTATGCTGTAGTCTATTCGAAAGTGAACTACTTCGTAAAAGTAGTTAAATAATGTGTAGGGTTGGAGACAACCCTTAATTAACAAAGGAGAATATTATGTCATTCGCAAAAAACTTCAAATCAGTTGTTACCCTGAACCTGACCGAAGCAGTTGACCTGAACGTTATTAACGAGATCACTGACCGCCCATTCGAATACGTTCCAGCGGGTGAGTGGGAGCAGGAGAGCATCGGCTTGATTCATATTGACGGCGAGTTTGTTAAAGAGTTTGCAGGACTGCAAGTGATCAACATCGGCTCCAGTGTTAAGAAAGTCAACAAGAAGAAAGTCAAGCGTCTGGTGAAAGAGCGCGTAGCTCAGATGCAGGCACAGTATGCCGAGAATAACCCAGGCGAAACCTTGAAGGTTAGCAAGGAAGATAAAGATATTATCGCTGAGGAAATCACTTTCTCTCTGCTGCCAGAGACTGAGGTTGATGAATTCCAGAACCTGTTGATTATTGATAAAGATAACAGTCAAGTGTTCATCGTCAACACAACTAAGAAAGCAAGTGAGAAACTTACCGACTTCGTTCGTGTGTTGATCGACAGCTTCCCTGTAGAGAGCGTTGTTGAAGACGAGTCTAAAGTGGTATCTGGTTTTGCAGAACTGCTGACAGGCGATATTACTACCCGCCTGGCTCTGGGTAACTACATCAAACTGGCTGATGCTGATGGTGTTGTTGTCTGGACTAAAGAAAGTCTGTATCAGTCAGAAGCATCTGAACTTCTGGAAACTGGTAAGCAGGTTCAGGCTATTGGTCTGGATTACGATGCGGTACTAACTTTCGTCGTAGACACCGAGTTTACTCTGAAATCAATCAAGTTTGACAAGAGCTTCCAAGAAGACGGAACCTTCGAAGCAAACGTGCTTGCAATCGTGAATGAGCTTCGTGGTGTCATCAGTGACCTAAAAGAAGAAACTTTTAGCAAATAGTCATTGACACGCTCAGTCTAGTTATGTTAATATGCCCTTCTAGTAACGAAGGGCTTTTTATTAGGAGAATCACAATGAAACGAACAATCCTCGCAATCGCATTAATGACTTCCTTCTGTGCCGCAGCGCAACAGACTACATTAATCCTTGAAGCAGAGTACATCAGCGGTAACGCCAAATATTGTGTATATTCTAATGCCAGCCATACAGAGACTGTTGAGGTCAGCGAGAATTCACAATGTCGGCATACGGAGACTTTCGATGCCGATTAACATCACTAGGAGGATGTTATTAGCGGCTTTATTACAATCAAACTGGAAGACCTGCCTAAATATGTAGATGAGAACACGGAAGTAGTGATCGACTATGATCAGATTGCTTTCCAAGGTGCATCAGCATTAGAACAGAGAGCAATCGAGGCTGTACACATCGCCTCAGGCAGGAGAAAGCAGTTTAAGCATAAAACAGAGTTTTGGGGTGGTGGAAAAGCTATCGGAGGATGGTTGGCACTCCAGAACAAGGAAAGAGAAGAGAAAGGAGCAAAGACTTTCGCTAAGGAAGATTTCGAGATTGTTAATCTACAGATTCCAGCAAAAGATATTTCCCATACCTTCCAAGCAGCAAAATCCAAACTCGAAGGAATTGTTAAGCACCTCAAGCTAACAAAGTATTCAGGCGTTATCGGCGTAGGAAAAACATTCCGTCATCGCTTAGAGCTTCCCAAAGAATACAAATCCTCTCGTGCAGAAACAAAGCCAGTTCAGTTAGCAGAAACCAAAGACTTCCTTGTAGAACATCATTACGGCGATGTAGTAGTTGAAATCGAAGCTGATGATGCTATGGAGATTCGTGCTTTTGGTGGATATAACGATTACCTACGAACTGGAAAAACATCGTGCATCATTGCATCGATGGATAAAGATAGTCTACACACTCCAGGCTTTCTTCTAAACTTCTACAGAGAACCAGGCTCAACTGTCTATAAAGAGCCAGAAGTCATCTTTATTGATGATTCGATTGGTGATATCTGGGTAAATGAGAAGACTAACTCTAAGGGTAAAGTTACCAAAGAGGTTAAGGGCTGGGGAAGTTACTGGTTGGCTTATCAGATGCTAATGGGTGATGATACGGACACAGTAAGACCTTACCAAGACTTCAATATTAAGTTCGGAGACCTCACCTGCTTTGCCCTAATCAAAGACAGTGAATCTCAGTACGATTTATTCAGCAAAGTCAAAACTCAATTCCATACTTGGTTCCCAGAAGGTGTTAAGTTTACTTCTTGGACAGGAAAGGAAATTGAAATGTCAACAGACGAGTGGATTGAAACGATCTTCCAGTTAGTCTATATGAAACGTGTACATAATGATGATACAACCTTTGAAAGTATGCTTCAAGGGTTTCAGGAGAAATAATGAGTAAGTTAACCGAAAAGCAAAAGATTGAAATCCTTGAACGTAAAGAGCAGGGATTCAGTTCTCGCGCAATTGCTTCATTAGTTTTAGGCAGCAGTTCTCGCAAGAGCACTGTGAATGACTTCCTGGCTCGTGAAGCTGGAGTTATCACTGTACAGACCATTAAGAAAGACGGCCCTGTTATTAAGATCATCGACGTTGAAACAGCGCCAGAAATCGCGTATAGTTTCCGTAGGTTTAAGGCTTTCATTTCCCCAGAACAAGTGATTAAGCGTGGTTATCTGCTTTCTTACTCTATTGCAGATCTGCATACTGGAGAAGTCGAAGGCAAGAGCCTGGCAGACTATGACCTGTTTGATATCGACCACACAGATGATTACGATATGTGTCAAGACCTGTGGCGTATTATGGACGAAGCAGATGTTCTGATTGCTCACAACGGTGTTAAGTTTGACCGTGCATATATCAATCAGCGCTTTGCTTATCACGGTATGGTTCCACCAAGTCCTTATGTTGTGGTTGATACTCTGAAAGCCGCTAAGAAGCAGTTTGCTCTACCTTCTAACGCACTAAAAGAAATGTGTATCTACTTTGAAACTGAGAACTTCAAGTTGGACAACGAAGGATTCCCACTCTGGAAAGCCTGTTGCGAAGGAGATCGTGATGCATTCAATCGTATGCAAACCTATAACGATGGTGACGTTCTGAGTCTACGTGACCTATACCTGAAACTGTTGGCCTGGATTCCTCAGCACCCTAACGTATCAGCTTACTACAATGACGATGCTTGTCGTTGTTCACGTTGTGGTAGCACAGATGTTGCTGTTGTTCCTGGCAAGTTCCACCAGACCGCAGTAAGTAGCTTCGAAGTTATCCGTTGTGCTCAGTGTGATAGCCTTTCTCGTGGACGTGTAAACCTCCGCAGCAAAGAGAAACGCGGCAACACTATCATCGGTATTTAATATCAAAGAGGGCTTCGGCCCTCTCATTTAGAGGAGATAATTATGTCAGCAATCGATTCTCAGATTGATGGAAAGCACTACACTGAGATGTCACTTCAACCTCTGGAACTAGCCTATATGGTAGGTGGTACTCCAGGCTTCTGTAAGCTAGCTAAATACGCTTCCCGCAATAAAGGCGATAAGTTAATCAACTTAAATAAAGCCCTCCACTGTGTTAAATATGAACAAGAGATGCAAAGCCGTTATCCAAATACTATGGCAGAAGCATATCCGTTCGGATTCGATGCAAGCAAATCAGAACTCGCTTTTAAACTAATCGAAATCTTTACTCCTCAAGCAGAAATCCGTTCAGCACTGAAAGCAATGTACAATGGCGAATATGAAAGAGCAATTCGCTACGTAGAGGCGATGATCGAAAGTGAAGCAGAATAACCCTCAAGATTACAAAGAGGGTGATCAAGTTAAGATCTACAGAAAGGGCGCTAATGGCGTCCTTTTGTGCGATATAACCCTCAAGGAAGCATTCTGCAAAAGAGCATTTGACAGGATGTTGTTTTTCAAATATGATATACCGCCTGGAGATTACAGGGCAGTTAAGGTAAAGAACAATGGCTAAGGCTGTTAGAAAGAAAGTAACAAGGAAGAAAGCTGTAAAGAAGCCACTCCTAACTGAGGTTATCGAAGACCTTACTGGTGAACCTAAGAAGGTTTGGGGAGAGGGAACACCTTGGAGAACTAAATCTGAGTTCTACGTATGGTTGCGTGGTCTACTACGCAGAGGCTGGAGTAAGCATCCTCTTAGGATTTCCAAGATTACAGCTAATCGCTTCAAGGCAGAAAAGCACTTCAAGAATGGACGTGTGATGCAAGTTTGGCATTGCAAGTGCGAAATGTGTGGCATTACTGGCCCTCAGAAAGAATTTGAGGTTGACCACATAACTGCTGCTGGGTCTCTACGTGGGTATGATGATATCCTTGGGTTCATTACTCGTCTTTTATACATTGATGACAAAGACTTACGAATCGTTTGCAAAAAATGCAACAGTATTCTGGCATACTCAGACAAGCAAGGAGTTACTTTTGAAGAAGCGAAAGCTATCAAAGAGGCGATCAGTTTGGTGGGCAGTAAGCAAGACAGAAAGTGGCTGGAGGAAAGAAATGTTGAACCAGAGTCCACCATTGCAAAAAGAAGAGAACAGATCATAAAAATTCTAATGACAGGAGGGTAAGAGTGGCAAAGTTGTATTTCAGGCATAGCGTAATGAACGCCGGTAAGAGCCTGCATTTACTTCAAACTAAGAACAACTACAAGGAGAGGAAGAAAGAAACTCTCCTTCTCACAGCAGCACTGGACACTAGGAATGGGGAGGGTGTTATCTCCTCTCGTCTGGGTGTTTCGAGTGAAGCTATGGGTATCTCTGATGTAGCTGATATCGAAGTGGTGAAGTATGCAATCGATCCGGCTAGCATTGAGGCAATTTTCGTAGACGAGTCTCAGTTTCTTTCTCCTGAGGTAATTGACGCCCTGGCTTCAATTGTTGACAACTATGATATACCTGTGTTCTGCTATGGATTAAAGACAGATTTTCGTGGAGAGTTATTTGCTGGTAGTAAAAGGTTACTGGAACTAGCAGACTCGGTGCAAGAACTGAAAAGCATCTGTATGTGCGGAAGAAAGGCATTGTTCAATAGAAGAATGATTGAATCAACAGAACAAGTGGTGCTGGGCAGCGAAGATATTTATGAAACTCAGTGCAGAAAATGTTTTATGAAAGGAAGGTAATATGCGTATAATGTGTGATTGGGATCTTTGCGTAGCTCCCACGGATGTTGGTTGGTGGGATTGGCTAGCCAAGATTGACGGAAGAAAAGACCCTATGCCTGTGAAGGGTAAGACAACTCATTACAATCTGGGGGAGTACTTCTCTTGGTTTAAGAACCAGCACGGAATTGATCCTCAGTCCTATTGGGATAACCCACACCTATATGATACAATGGGTAGTGTGGAAGGTTCAGCCCGAGTTCTAAACAAGTGGGCACGTTTTGGGAACAACCTTTCCGTAGGAAGTGTAACAAGAGGCGGTCATATCAGTAGCAAGTTCCGTCACGTTAAAAGAACTGCCAGCGATTACAGCTTTGAGCCTGGTAGCGGCAATGGCTTCTTTGCCACAAAGGAAAAGTATTTGCTTCCTTGTGATATAGCGATTGACGACCGAGCAGAAAACCTGTTAAACTTTCCAGATAGTGTCGAAAAGATTTACTTCAACACTGTCTATGACGACACAGCACTGATGCTGTTGACACTCAAACCAAATGTACACATCACCACAATTGAAACTCCGTGGGATGATATTGAAAGTATTTTATTTTAGGAGATGATTAATGGAATTCACTAACGACCAAGGCTACTCTGCGAGGATTATTGCAGACTCTATTTCCCCAGAAGGGAAGCGTATCACATCATTTGAACTGGTTTACCCTCGAATGGTTCACTCAGAGATGATGACTCACCGCCTGTTTAGTCGAAACGCCGCATCTAGCCGAGCGATTCCAGTAACAAAACTCATCGACCTCATCCGTAACAAACCTGCACGTCCTTACCGTTTTGGAGAGAATCAGCCAGGTATGCAGGATAAAGGTGTAGATTTTGATGCTCTACTTGGCGCGGGATATTCTGCCGTAGAGTGGTGGGATCTTGCTGCACTTAGCGCTATTCGCTTTGCAGAAGAGTTCAATGCCGCTGGTTATCATAAGCAGGTAGCAAACCGTTTATTGGAACCTTTCCAGTTTATTAAAACTGTTCTGACTGCAACAGAGTTTGCTAACTTCTGGTGGCTGCGTATTGATAAAGATGCAGATCCTTCGATCAAAGCTATCGCAGAACTAATGAAGAAAGCGATTGACCACTCCAAACCGGAAGCGCTTGAGCCTGGGCAGTGGCATACACCTTATGTTGAGCACTTCTATGAGAATGTTGGCTTAGAAGGTGATGACGTCTTTGTATTTGGTGGATACTATGTAGAAGGCACAGATGGAAACAAGGTTATGCTTAGCGTGGAAGAAGCTAAGGCTGTTTCTTCTTCTTGTTGTGCTCAAGTAAGCTATCGTGTACTGAACAACACTAAAGATAAGGCTTTAGACATTTTCGGTAAGCTGATTTCCGGCGCTAAGGTTCACGCCTCGCCATTCGAACATCAGGCAACACCGATGATCTTAACTTCTGCCGAGTGTTATGGTGACTTCGGACGGTTCCTGGATGGAGACTTGCCTGGATATACTCACGTAGATAATAAAGGTCAGTTCTGGTCTGGAAATCTGTGCGGGTTTGTTCAGCATCGTCAGCTACTGGAAAATCATTCGGAATGGTAAGAAAGTAGTTGACAAATAAGTAGGTTTTGTAGTAATATCATCACACGTTTTGAGAGGGAACTTTCCCTCTCCACTATTTAGATTAGGAGAAGCAAATTATGTCACTGATTAACACCACTGTATACGGTTCTGTAAGTATGGCTACCATCAAGGCGACACCAGCTTGGAAAGAGGTTGCTGACAACCACGGTAACATTCCTCGTGAACTATTCAGTAAGACCTTCAAACTTGCTCTCCACTTCCTTGGTTGGGATTCAGAAAAAGCCGGATACACTCGTGAAGAAGGTATTTATATCCGTAGCCAAGAGCGTGAAGTAGTGTTCAAAACAAGCGTATACCGTTTTCCTGTGCGTAGCGACTATGAGTTTAAGCGTATCTATGAGAAAATGGACATTCTCCACGTTGGCGATGAAGAGTTCAACGGATGGGGCGATATTCACACTAAACTCGCTGACTTCGGGAACGAACATCAGCCACCAACAGGCACTAATTTTGCCGACGATACCGAGGAATAATGGCTAAGAATACTACACCAAAAGATAAATTTGCTGGTTGCGTTACTGAGACGTATTTTGATAAAGATATGAACTGTGACGTTACCGTTATTTTAGATACATCAGAAAGATTAAGTCCGAGTAGAAAACTCGCAAATGCTAAAGCTAAAGAAAGAGGCTTCCAAGATATTGATCATTTTGAAGGCTTCTTGTATGCAAATAGTTTGTACACCGACTTAAAGCCAGGAAGTGATGTAGAACTGTAATTTAGAATAAGGAAAAGACATTGATTAATTTCGTAACAAAGGCTAACGGTAAGAAAGAACCGTTTAACCCTGAGAAACTCCGTAAGTGGTCTGAGTTCGCAAAGAACATCAAACGTAACAAGGGTAAGGTTAGCTGGAGTGAGATCGAGTTAGAAGCAGTCAAACGTGGGTATGATGGAATGCCCACTTCCGACCTGCATAATGCTATGATCTCTGCTTGTATCAGCAAACAAACTCAGCCTTATGCTGATTTTGCAGCACGTCTGCTGATCGGACGCCTTTATAAACAAGCACACGGAGGTTTCACTAAGATCCCTTCTCTGCTAGAGTTCTATAAGGATAGCGTTAAGGGTAAGTTTTGGGCTGATATGGATTACACGGACGCCGAGATCGAAGCTCTGGGTAAAGTGATCAACCACGAAAAGAATCTGGGTTATGACTACAGTGTTCTTCGCCAGATGGAAGATAAGTATCTGGTGCGTGATGTGATTAATGGTGTTGTCCACGAAACTCCTCAGTTCCTGTTTATGGGCCTGGCAATGCGAGTGATGGAGAAGCAGCCGAAAGAGACACGCCTGCTGGATGTTACCCAACTGTACACATACACGAGTGACTTGAAGATCAACCTTCCGTCTCCGTATCTGACAACAGTACGTACAAATATTCTGGGTAGCGCTTCTTGCTGTCTGTTCCGTGCAGATGACACCGCTCAGTCTCAGCGTATTGCGAATACTATCGCTCACGAATATACCTTGAATAATGCAGGTATTGGGGTTAACATCTCAACTCGTGCAACAGGTCAGGGCGTTAAGAATAACCGTATCGTTCACGGTGGTATGCTGCCATATCTTCGTTGGATGGAAGCTAGTGTTGGTGCTTCTAAACAGGCATCTCGCGGTGGTAGTGCAACGATCACATTCTCTTGCTTAGAGCCAGACTTTGATGATCTGATTCGACTGAAAAACCCAACTACACCGAATAACAAACGTGTAGACAAGCTGGATTACTCTGTCGTAGTCAACAACGCCTTCCTGCGCCGTGCTGCTACAGGCAAGGATTGGATGCTGGTTAGTGTGAACGATGCCCCAGAACTCTATGAAGCGATGTACGCTCCAGAAGAGGAATTTGAGGAAGTCTACGAACGGGTTAGCCGTAAGCGAATTAAGAAAACTATTGTCAAAGCTCGTGATATGCTGGTGGAGATCATCAAGCAACGCGCAGAGACAGGACGTATTTACATCTTCTTCGCAGATAACGTAAACCGTCACACTCCGTTCCTTGATTTGATTTATCAGTCTAACCTGTGCCAAGAAATCTTCCTGCCTACAAAGGCTTTCCAGAAGATGAGTGATCTTGATACCGGAGAGAATACAGACACATCTGAACTGGCTCTATGTTTCCTTGCTTCTATTGTTGCTGGACGTGTTACCCCAGAGGAGTACGAAGATGTTGCGTATTACACAGTACTGACCATTGACAACATTATCGAAGATATGGTGTATCCTTTCCTTCATAATGAAATCACAGCGAAAGCTCGTCGCTCTATCGGTGTTGGTATTACAAACCTTGCTCATTACTTGGCAGATAATGATGCCTCGTATACTGACGAGAAAGGTAAAGTACTGATGCACGAACTTGCTGAACGCCATTACTTCTGGTTGGCTAAAGCCTCTCTTCGCTTAGGTAAAGAGAAAGGTAATGCAGAGTGGATGCATAAGACAAAATGGCCTGAGGGCTGGTTGCCTATTGACACTTACTCTAAGGAAGTAGACAAAATTGCTGACTTCGAGTTGAAGCTGGATTGGGAAACTCTGCGTCAAGAGATCATTGATAACGGAGGTATCCGTAACAGTGTTCTGACTGCTGTAGCTCCTAACGAATCATCTTCTTTAGTGAGTAACACAACAAATAGTCTATACCCTGTGCGTGATACGATCTTGTTCAAGCAGAGTCAGAAAGGTAACGTTCTGTTCATCGTTCCTGATTACGACCGCCTGAAAAACAAGTACCAGATTGCCTGGGATGTTCCACATAGACATATGGCTGAATGTTACGGCATCTTCACTAAGTTTATGGATCAGGGTATCTCCTGTGATGAATGGGCTGACTACACAGCATCAGAAGATGGTAAGCTGTCTTACAAAACTGAAATCCAGTTCATCCTTACTATGGCTAAGTTGGGTGCCAAATCACTCTACTATATGAATAGTCGTACCAAGTCCTCTGAGACAATGGCTGACCAAGACCTTAAAGAGTTAGGTATGGAGCCTGCGGCACTTGACCAGCTACCAGATGATGAAGATGACGGTTGCGAAGCGTGTAAAATGTGATTAAAGGGCTTCGGCCCTTTTTCTTTGGGAGCAAGATATGTATGTGCCGATCAATGACGGTATAGACCACATTAATATTTACACTAAAGGTAAGACACTTTTAGGTAGGCGTTTAACTAACTTGTCAAGCGATAAAGTTGATGTAAATGGTTATGGAAAGTTTGCATCTCTCGAAGGATTCTGGTATTATTATCTTACGGGATGTAAAGACGAATCATTAAAGTCTATGTCCGGTTTCGAAGCAAAGAAACACGGAAGAAAGCTAGAGGGTAGGATTGATAAAGACGGGATGACAGAAGAGCACAAAGATGTGCTTAGAGAAGCTATCCGCTGCAAGCTACGTCAGAATAAAGACCTGCTAAAAATGTTGGTAGAATCTAGCCTGCCACTAACCCACTATTATTTCTATGGCAAAGAGGATAATCCTAAAGTTCATTATCTGGATCAATATGAATGGATCACCGAGGAAATAGAAAGAATAAGAACTGTATGTAAGGAGCACTATGGGATCACAAATTGAATTAAAATTGTCGATTGGGGAATTATCTTCTCTGATTGACCTTATTGAAATGGCTCAGGATCACGGCATTCAGCTAACAGAGAGTCAAGAAGAAGTGTATAAATATTTACAGAGTGCAGAAGCGGAGGAACTAATTTAATGGCAGCAATCAACCTTAAAAACGACAGCTACAAGAGCGGCATCTATCCAGTATTCCTGGGGCAACAGTTAGGCATCTACGACAGTATCAACAAAGCCTACCCAGAGATGTTTGACCTGTACAAGAAACAGAAAGCACAGGATTGGGCAGAAGATGAAGTTGACTTGGATCAGTCGCGTAAAGACTTTGCTACCTGTTCTCAGAATAACTTTGATGTTATGATCAAGACGCTCAGCTTCCAGTGGGAAAACGACTCTCTGGCTAAGTCAATCATCACTCTGTTCGCTCCATTCCTGACAAATAACGAAGCCAGCGCTATGATGCTGAAACAGTCTGAGGTAGAGTTGCTCCACGCCCTTACCTATTCAGAGATTGTTCGTCAGTGTGTTAAAGATCCAAACAAAGTGATTGACGAGATTGTTAAAAATGATAGTATCTTCAATCGTATGGGTATCGTCGAAGAGGTAATGTCGGAACTGGAAACAGCAGGACATAAATACGCCTTAGGTATGCTGACCGTAGAAGATGATGGTGACTACATCCGACAGCTACTGCTGGAAGGTATGGTTGCTCTGATCGCACTTGAAGGTATCCAGTTTATGTCGTCATTCTCAGCTACGTTTGCACTTGCCGAGCAAGGCTTGTTCATTGGTGCTGCGAAACTCGTACAGAAAATTATGTTAGACGAGATGTTGCACGTCCGTATGGATTATGCTATTATCGATGCGTTGCTGAAAGATGCAGTTTGGGCTGATGCTTATGAAAAAGCTAAACCGAGACTGAAACTTATCTTGGACACGGTTGTTGACCAAGAAAGACAGTGGGCTAAATATCTGTTTAGCGAAGGTCGAGTTGTTGTTGGCTTGAATGAAGTGTTGATGATGGAATGGGTATACTACAACTGTGCTCCTATCTATCGTCGCCTGAAACTCAAGGCAGATTTCAAATCACCTAAGCAGAACCCGACTCCTTGGATGGACTTCTGGACAAACCCAGATAAAACCCAGGCTGCGGCACAAGAGATTCAGCTTACTAACTACAAACTCAATTCGATGAAGCAAGACTTCGGAGAAGATGAGGAATTTGATTTCTAAGGAGTAGTAATGGCAGCAGTTTATCAGAAACCTGTATACAATGTTGTCGTAGGAGATGAGATCCTATATACCGAAGATGAGTCTGGTGAAAACCAAGTATTCAAAAAGGTTGTAGGAGAGCCGTTCACGGTTTACTCTCCAATCGATACAAAGAAGTATGGGACTCTTTGGTATGACGGAGATCTAATCTTCGAGTTGGAAGATGGAACTTATACAGGTGGAGACAGATCCACCATCATCACAGTAAAAGACCAGACGGTTGAGGAATAATATATGCCGAACAGTATCGTAAAGTTGTCTGACATTAAGAAAGGCGATTATCTGGAAGTCCAAGAGGACTTCTTTATGACAGCCATTCAGGACGCAGAACTCTTGAGTGAAGACTTGGAGTTTCCACTTCATATTGATGCAGGGAACTATCTGGTGGTGACAGATACGCAAGCCTTCATTTACGGGCCTGCCGACTTAGAGTTTACGTTAGTAACCTCGTGATGCAATGGGGCTTCGGCCCCTTTTTAGATTAAGGAGCAGGTATGAGAATTTTAATCACAGGCGGCACTGGTTTTATTGGTAGTGCTGTTGTACGACAACTATTAGAAACAACAGATCACGAGTTGGCAGTAGTAGACAAAATGAGCTACGCTTCTGATCTAAATAACGCCCCCATCTTAGATAACCCTCGGGTGGTTTTCTATGAGTTCGATTTGGCTTCATCTTTCCGAGTTAATTCGATGATTGAAGACTTCGATCCCCACATCATTATGCATCTCGCAGCAGAGAGCCACGTTGACAACTCTATCGAAGATCCAGCACCTTTTATTTACTCTAATATCGTAGGCACATTTAACCTACTGGAAGCAGTACGAAACCGTTCTAACTCTTTATTAAAGTTTCACCATATTTCCACTGACGAAGTATACGGTGACTTAGCTGACAGGGAAGAATGGAGTGACGGATTTAAAGAGAGCGATCCTTATTCTCCTAGCAGCCCGTATTCAGCAAGTAAGGCGTCCAGTGATCATTTAGTCCGTGCTTGGGGTCGCACCTATAAGATCCCCGTAGTAATCACAAACTGTTCCAATAACTATGGCCCGTATCAGTACCCAGAGAAACTAATCCCGAGGGTCATCACTAACGCCTTAGCCGGTAAGACTATTCCAGTATACGGAGATGGTAAGCAGATCCGTGATTGGCTATACGTGGAAGACCACGCAAAGGCTCTTATTAAAGTTGTAATGGAAGGTAAAGAAGGCGAGACATATAATATCGGTGGACTAAGCGAGAAGACCAACGTAGAAGTCCTGAGAGCCATTCTAAGCCGACTTAGTGAAAGGACAGGCAAAGACCTTAGCAACCTGATTAGACACGTTCCTGACCGTAAGGGACACGATAAACGCTATGCTATCAACTGCAACAAGATTCAGACTGAACTTGGCTGGAAACCTGAGCAATCTTTTGAAGAGGGTATCAGGAAAACAGTTGATTGGTATCTTGATAATGGGGAATGGTTGGAGGACAAACTATGAAAGGAATTGTTCTGGCAGGCGGGAGTGGAACCCGCCTCCATCCTGTCACGAAGGGAGTGAGTAAACAGCTTCTTCCTGTGTACGACAAACCAATGATCTACTATCCATTATCAGTCTTGATGCTGGCAGGTATTCGTGAAGTCTTAGTTATCACCACACCTAAGGATCAATCTGCATTCGAGGATGTTCTGGGAGACGGTAGCGATTGGGGATTAAGTATCTCCTATGCAATTCAAAGTGAACCTAATGGGCTTGCAGAGGCTTTCATTATTGGGGAAGAATTCATTGATGGAGATGATGTTGCTCTTGTTTTAGGTGATAATCTTTTCTTCGGTGAAGGCTTTAGCGGAAAGTTAAGGAAAGCAAGGGAACAAGTAGAACATAAAGGTGGTGCGGTAATATTCGGTTACGAAGTTAAAGATCCTCAGCGTTTCGGTGTCGTAGGCTTCAACAGAAACAAAGTAACTAGTATTGAAGAAAAACCAGACGAACCTAAGTCCAACTGTGCAGTCACAGGATTATACTTCTACGATTATACGGTAGTTGATCGTGCAAAGGAAGTTCGACCTTCTGACCGAGGAGAATTGGAAATCACTGATATTAATAACTCATATCTTCAAGATGAAGTATTAGATGTGGAGATTTTAGGACGTGGGTTTGCTTGGTTAGATACAGGAACTCACGAGAGTTTACTTGAAGCCGCAGGGTATGTTAGAACTCTACAACGACAGCAAGGGACTTATATCGCTTGTCTGGAAGAAATTGCATATAAAAACGGATGGATTAGTCGTGACCAACTATTAGCTAAAGGGCAGCAAATGGCTAAGGTTGAATACGGAACTTACATTCTTAAACTTTTTGGGGAGACATTGAGATGAAAGTAAAGAGTTTTGATATCGAGGGATTGAAACTTTTCCGTCCTAAAATCTTTGGAGATGAGCGTGGATACTTCTACGAATCATTTAATCAAGCCGAGTATGATGAACATATCGGGTATGAGGTGTTCGTACAGGACAACGTATCTAAATCGAAAAAAGGTGTACTGCGGGGTATGCATTTTCAGAACATCAATCCTCAGGGTAAACTTGTTCGTGTTATGTCAGGTAGTGTATATGATGTAGCTGTGGATGTGCGGAAAGGATCGCCCACGTTTGGGCAATGGGAAGGTGTTTTCCTTAGCGATCTGAATAAAGATATCTTCTGGATTCCACCTGGCTTTGCTCACGGCTTCGTTGTTATGAGTGAAGAGGCAATCTTTGAATATAAATGCACACAGTTCTATCATCCAGCATCAGAAGTAAGTTTAGCGTGGGATGATCCTGATGTTAATATTGATTGGGGCTTTGACCTTATGGGCAAGAATTTTAAAGTCACTCTTTCCGAAAAAGACAGTAACGCTAAATCACTCAAGGAGATCTTTGGATGAAGTATTTAGTCTTCGGTGGATATGGGCAGCTAGGTTCTGCCCTAGCTTATTACAAACCCTCTGATGTTCAGGTTATCCAGTTGGATAGCGGAGTAGATATTACCGACTACTTCAAGGTGAAGGATATTATCGATGAAGTACTGCCGGACGTTGTTATTAACTGCGCAGCATACACCAATGTTAATGGAGCAGAAGAAAACCAAGATAAAGCATTTGCTATTAACGCGCTTGGCCCTTCGATCCTAACTAAACTGTGTTCTGATAGATGTATTCGCTTTATTCATATTTCATCTGACTATGTTTTCGATGGAAAGAAGAATGCACCATACAATTCTTGGGATGATACTAACCCTCTCAATGTATACGGTGTAACCAAGGAAGCAGGTGAGATCTTTGCCTCAGGTCATAAGTGGTATAGTCCTCTCGTGATCCGCACCTCTTGGGTGTATAGTGAGTTCGGGAATAACTTCGCTAAAACAATCCTGAACAGGGTTGCTTCGGGAGTCACCGAGTTTAATGTAGTGGACGACCAGTTGGGAACACCTACGTATGCGGGTCATATTGCAGAAGCTATCTTTAAGTACTACGCAACTGGTGATCTTTCCCTGGAGACAGGTATTATTCACTTCTCAGGCGATAAAGTTTTAAGTTGGTATGACTTCACAAAGTTATTGACAGAAGGCTATGATTCTGTTATAGTCTCTCCAACGAAAACAGTCTCAGACGTAGTGAGGCCAGCATATTCTGCACTGGCTTCATCCTTCGGTATTTCCAGTAACACGGAAGAAGGTATTCTGAGAACTAAGGAAAAGGTTTTATAGGAGAAAAGATGGTATTCACTATTTATGGCAAACCAAATTGCCCATATTGCACTCGTGCAAAAGACACACTGATTTCCAAGGGTATTCACTTCGTATACCTGACTTTGGATGAAGATTTCACAGTGCCAGAACTTATCGAACTGGTTATTGAGAAAACGGGAGTCCGTCCCTCTACATTCCCTCAGATTTTCGTAAGAGATGAAGAGGAAACGGATACAATGCACGTAGGAGGTTTTACTGAACTGGTAAACTTCCTTAAATAAAAGGAAAATGAATGTCTAACGTATCAGACGTTTTCGGTATGCTTAAGCTGGACGAAGGTTTGAAGCTGAAAGTATATAAAGACACTGAGGGCTACTGGACTGTGGGGATTGGTCATCTTTTAACTAAGAAGCCTTCTCTTGATGTAGCAATCAGTGTTCTGGATTCTCAAGTAGGTAGAAAAACCCAAGGGTCTATCACCGAAGATGAAGCCCGAAAAGTGTTTCAGTCCGATGTTAGCGCTGCTATCAAAGCTATTCAGGCTGACGCTACACTAAACCCAATCTATAAGAAATACGATGGAGTAAGGCAACAAGCTCTGATCAATATGGTATTTCAGATGGGTGCAGCAGGTACTGCTTCTTTCCATAACAGTTTAAATCTGGTTGCTAATAAAAATTATGCACTGGCTGGAACTAATATGCGACAAAGTAAGTGGTATCGTCAGACGCCTAATAGAGCAGAACGTGTTATTAAGGTGTTAACAACAGGCACATTTGATGCCTACAACTAATTAAGGGGCTAGCGCCCCTTTCAGGAGCAGTAATGGGAAAGAGTAGCCGTAAGTCTAGTAAATCTTTTGATACCTCCGCACCTCGCAGTAAATATCAAGAGAAGAATCCAGAAGCCACGACAGATTATAAGCTGGGGAACTTTGTTCCTACAGAAAAGCAGAATCAGATTGTTCAAAGTATGCAGTGGAACGATTTAACTGTTGTAAACGGTAAAGCTGGAACAGGCAAGACCTCTACCGCACTATGGGCAGCAATCAATAAACTAAAGCAAGGCGACACACGGAGAATTATCTTCCTGAAAAACCCTGCCGAAGTTGGTGACGACCAGATTGGATTCCTTTCGGGAGACAAGAAGGATAAACTTGCAGCCCACTATGCTTCAACAAAAAGAATCTTCCACAGCTTTATGTCTCCAGGTAAACTGGAAACAGATATTGCTAACGGTAAGATTGAACTGGAAGTTCCAAACTATGCGCTGGGCGCAACTTGGGATCACTCCATTGTAATTATTGACGAGAGCCAGCTTATGTCTCCACAAACCATTAAACTCCTGCTGGAGCGTACTGGAGAGGATACGAAGGTGGTGCTGATTGGTGATGTTAGTCAAACCTACGCAGTCAAGAACCGTAAAAATGGTCTGGCTGATTTTGTAAGTAGAGTAACCGAAGATGGAGTTCCAAAGGAAGACTTTATCGGGTATATTACCCTGGACTCTGAGGACAACCAGCGTTCACGTCTATCTCAGTACGTCACAGAACTTTATTAATACTTATGGGCAGGGATGCCCTATCTAAAAGGAGAGCATATGCAGTTAGTTGAGATTGATCGTAGTGGTATTGAGGCTTGCTATCAGGCTGGTATGGTGAAGCCTAATGAATTTAGACAAATCTTTATGGATTTGCTTGCAAAAGAGGTACAACTTAGGTTAGAATGTGTTTCTCCATTTCAAGTCGTATCTGCGCTGTTTACCAACGAATATTTTGAGGGTGTTTATCAGAAGCTATCAGGGACAAAGGGTGACTTGATTCAATGTGTCATTGATATTGCTACATCTGAGCCTGAACTACTCTTAATCAGTGCAGAAGAAGCTAAGCGTCTCTTCCTGAGTTACGTTTTCTATCGTAAAGCAGTAATCGTGCGTGATTGTAGTGATATGTTCAAGCATCAGTTGGTGCAGTCAACTACCTTGATGGTAGACAAAGAGACGTTGAGAGCTATAGAGTATCTTTCCGTGCATTCCTCCGGTGGAAGGGACTTGATTAAAACCTATTACGAAAACTAAGGAGGAATAATGACTACAATTATTGCAACCAGAGATGCAATTTATAGTGATGGAATGGTGACTGTCGATAGTCGTGTGGACAGCATCAACTTCAAGAAAGTAAGAAAGATTGAAGGCTACCTTGTCGGTGGTGCAGGTCGTCTTTCTTCTATCCTAACATTCTTCGATTGGATGGAGCAGAAGATTAAGGCAGAAAGACTGCAAGATGAACTTCCTTCCTTGGTTATGGAAACTGACCCAGAGAAAGAAGATGAAGAGTTTGTTGCTCTTGTTGTTCATCCTGACGGTGAGATATATCTTCACGAGGGTAATGATCCTTCCCGAGCATATCCTATTGATACGGATTATTATTCAGTGGGTAGTGGTAGTGACTATGCCTTGGCAGCACTAGATGCTGGAGCAACCCCAGAACGAGCTATGGATGTAGCTAAGTTTAGAGACGCATACTCCGGTGGAGCAACATTCTTCGAAGTAATACTTCCAGAAGACAAGAAAGTAGAACTTACGGATGAAGTTATGCAATCAATGAGCAAGGAAGACTTAATGAACCTAATCAAAACAGGAGTCCCACTTGGAACACCAGAAAACATCTTTGTACCCGCAAGCACAACAGATCCTGAACCTTCCACAGGAAGCCAAGAGCCTGTTG